CTCAAATGTCTTTTTCTCTTCATTGAATTCCTGTGGCATAGGGTTAACACTTTCCAGTGCCTTATACACTCTAACAAGTTTTTCGTCAGGAATATCTATTGTTATTCTCATTGCTCCTCCTTTTAGGTTTATTTATTTGTGCTCTTAACATTTTCTCATAAACTTTCTCCTAATTTATTTGAAACATAATTAAAACAAATTCCATGCAATTCAACGGTATCTGATATTGTGTCCTGTGCGTCGGCAGACAACCTTGTTAATCTAAACATAATGCTTACGTCTGTTGGACTTGGAGCGTTAATTCCAGTAATATCTGTGACGACAATTCCATTAGCAGTTGCAGATGCGGCATCAACAACAGTCAGGGTTTCTTCTGCTCCCTGCGTTGTGTCTTCATCTTCAGCCAACCACCTGTATTCTAATTGCCACTTTACATTTCCTGTTGAGGCTGAACTCCAGCCGATTCTTATTGTTACTCCTTCTGTTCTGTCCATATCATAGGGCGGGGCTGTTCTCCAGCTGACACTTTCCTGATTTGCCTCAACTCCTTCATTGCTAAACTGCCATGCTGCAGTTTCCAGATTTCCATGAGAAACTTCTGTTGCTGGCTTTGCACCAGGTGCTTTAATCCCTGCTGTATCTATCCATAAATCCCTTAAAACTCTCGCTGTCCCGACGAGGGTTAATTCTCCATTACTTGAAAATGTAGCATAGTTTGTTGTTCCACCAAACTCGCTTGTCCCAAAAAATTCTGTTAATCTTGAATTAATATCTCCGCCGACTTGAAAATAAGTAAAGGTTCCGTTATTGTTTGTTCCCTGGAATTTGATTGTATGTGTACCAGATAATGTCTTCCTACTCCAGCCAAATATTAGATTGTTATATACTGCAAGCATTTCGCTGTCAGAACCATCTCCACCAACATAGAAATCACCTCCAGTATTATTTCCAATTCTCAAATATCCCGTCCCATTTGCCTCCAAAATAACATCCCCATTCGCACTTATAGGGTCAAGATATAGTATAGAACTTGAAGTATAAAGTTTGATGTATCCTTTGTTTGATGAATCAATGTAGAAATCCATATAAGTGTTGCCTTCTGCCGCTCTTCTCCAAAGTCTTAATTTCTTTCCGTTTTCATCATCTCCTACATCACTTTCTGCAAATAATTCAATGTCTGCTTCGGCGTTTGGCATTAGGTTAAGAGTTGAGCCGTCCCAGTCAAGCAGTGTCATTACTGTTGAATGAGCATTTAGAGTATCTGATATTAAGTAATTAGATACTGATACATAAGATGAATACATATAGTTTACCCCTACGATATTGTTTGAGTTTAGGTCCAAATCTGCATCTTCAATTTCAATAAAATCAGGAGTTCCTTGAGTCCAACTTATTCTCCCAGTAGTGCTTGACAAACCAATGTATGCCCCACTTTCCACATTCATTCTATAACTATGCAAATTCAGGTTTGTACTAAAACTTATTTCATTCTCATTTCCATCCCAAGAAAACAAGGAAGTTCCGTCTGCGGCATTATAATTATCCGACTTAATACTTCCAGCCTCAACATCAACCCAATTTGTCAAACTATTTGCATCTTGTCCATTCCAATCATTATATACATAAATAGGATTTCCAGATTCTCCATAAACATAATCCGTATATAATAATGTAGAATGAATCTCTTGAATATATCCATAATCAAATCTATGGTCTGCTTGACCAAGCGTTGTCTGCAAATCTGTTGCAGGATAAATATATGATGCAGGAGCCAACTTAACATTAACACCAGAACTTATTTCAATATTCCCAGCTCCATCCCAAGAAAATAAGTTAGTGCCATCATTTGCATTGTAGGTATCTGTATTAAGTGCTTCTACTGTTATTATGTTGTCCGTTGTTGCTCCTGCATCTGTAACCTGTTGAAGAGAAGGTAATTCCTTCAAACTATTCAAAATTGAATCAAATTTCACCTTAACCATTTTATACCCAACTCCCAACATTAATTAATTGATTGTTAGAGTAAGTTAAAACCCTTACGAAACTTCCTGTAGAGTAGTGTTTTACAATACTACCAATTTCACTACCTGTAGAAATGCCTGTTGCTGTTCCTGATGTAATGTATATAAGTTCTGTTGCATAATTGTAGCCAGCATCTAAAGGTTGTTCTCCAAAAGTAAAAGTTCCACTTACAGCAACTGCTCCTTCAGGTGTTATATGCATCATTTTTTGGTCAGGACTACCAATAATTTGTTCCGGCATTTTACACTCCTTCACTATTCAAAATTTTTAATTCAGCCAATATCAACCATAATAAATAATTTGTTACAGTTAAATCGCCGTAATTAAAAGATGTTGGCTTTTTAAGGTTTGGATTTTTTATTTGACTACTTAACAACATCATATCATCCATAAACTGTTGTAAGTTAATATTCTTCCTTTCTACTTTCTTTTTTCTTACCATTTCTTTTCTTTAACTCCCTTTTTCATTAATTTCAATAAATTCAAAATGTTGCCTTTTTCTTGATGTACTAGCATTATTACCTCTAACAGTAGCATCAAATTTTCTTTCACCTTCAATAAATGCCCTTGTTCCCCATAAGGCATCACCAACTCCCTGCATCATTGCCATTTGTTTACTTACTCCACCACTACCTGTAAAATCCTCCCATTTTCCAACAACCTTTACATCCTCATTATCTAACGTGTTGTTTCTACTATGACATTGATGTACAAAATCTAAAGTAAATCTATCAACATTAAACCTTTGCTGACATCTTGGACATATTTTAGTTACCATCTTTTACAACCTCAAAACCATTAGAAATAACTGGGCCACTAACCTTATTCTTATCCTCTCTTAATTTCCTTAACCTATCTGATATCTCCTTGTTCATACTGTCATTCCATAATTTCATACACTCTCCACAAATCCATACACCTCCTAATAATATAAATGCTTCTTTCCCACACTCACATTTTGGTCTTTGTTTCATTTTAACTCCGTTACAGGTACAACTGTACATCTACACATAGTATGAAGAGGAATATCAGGATGGTCATCTATAGGAAATATCTGTCCATTCAAACTTTCACATTGTGGACAAGTTCTTTCACCAATAGATGCAACCCATCTAATGTGTTTAATACCTTCATCTTTATAATGTCTAATAGCACCTTCATTAGCAACTCTTGTTACTTCACTTCTCGCTATCAATATACTTCTTATTTCCTTTGGTTTTATAATCTTTGGATTTCCTTTTTCATCTCTTAAAATTTTACCATTTTCAACAGCTAACAAATCTTTTGGACTTACTTTCTGAGAAATTTCCTTTTCAATATCCTTTATACTCCCTCCTTTCTTTATATTCCTATCTAAAATCTTCTTCAACTCTAATATCTGGTTTTTAGATAATTTTCCTGCTAATTCTTCGGTTAGAGATTGAGCCGCCAACTTTTCAAACTTATCTTCCCTTATAAATTCAGATATTTTTTTAATGTAGTCCTTATAGTTAAATCCCAACCACTCTTCAATTGTATTATAGTTTTCAATCCCTTCGTAACAATGCGGACAAACATCATCTAACTCATGTAGTTGAAATGAAGGACTTATGAATTGAGTTTGTGAAACTTGAGGCGTTTGTGGAGGTGTTTCATTTTGTCCTGGAACAATAGGTTGTGGTCTTTCTTCTTCTTTTTTTCTTTCCTCCTCCTCATTTTGCATCATTTGATTGTACTCATCTTCATTATAATCCAACATCTTAACTATATCTGCTTCAACTAATTTTGATAATGCACTAGAAGTTGTTGGTAGTTTTAAGATTTCCACTAACTTTGCCAACCTCTCATATTTTTCTGATGTTGATGGTCTTCCCCATTGAAATTCCACATGTACACTCAATCCATTAGATTCCAATATCCTTCTAAATATATTTGTTTCAATCACCTTTTCTAACTCTGCTTGTATGGATTGTACTCTTCTCTCAAAAGCATCCATTTGCACTTTAGCCAATCCTTCTGGAACTTTGGCTTCTCCCATCAATACCGCAGGAACCTGAAAAATGTAAATTAGCATTTGCATATCAAACTCTAAAACTGCATTGAACTTATCACCTATCTCCCCGAAATTTAATGCCTTAATATCAGTCAATCCATCAACAACCCATTCATGCTTATTATTCAACCACTCTAAATCCTTTCCATAAGAGGAAAAACTTTCTGGTGCAGGTTTATAATACTTTCCACCAAACACACCTCCTAATTTGATAACATAAGGTGAGTTGGCCTTCCTATTCATTAACATATGCAAATCCTTTTGATTTTGAAGTAAGTTGTTGATGGTAACAAGCGCAGGATAAGCCACACCTAATCCATAAACCATATCACCAATTTTGTTAAATCCTACATGGGCTATTTGATATGGTTTGAAGGAAATAACTTTCTCTCTATCAAAATTTTTAAATCCACCTTTATATTGATTATAACTCTCAACAACACCTAATTTATCTCTTTTAATATACATATAATTAGCATTCAAAACCTTCATACCCTTTATACTCTCATTCTTTCCTCCTCCCAATTCTAAAAATCCATTTCCTTTCAATAGTGCTTCTTTTGTCCATTGCCTTAATAATGTATCAAAATTAACATCTTGCATGAAATCCTCAATAATCTTTTTTGCTCTCTCATCACTACATTCTACATAAAATCCAGGACCAACAACAAAATCTACATACTTATCAATCACAGCAGTTAGAAATCCAAATTTCTTATAAAGCCCTTCAACTACACTAAAATCAAAAGGATGTTCCTCACCTAATTCTACTGGATACTTAATATCTTTTTTCTCCACCTCTCCTTTAAAACTTTCTGTAATATTATTCACACCTTTTATACTATCATTTAAAATTAAAGGAGCATACTCTGTAGTATTTATAGATTCCGTAGTAGAATGACTTTTAAAAAAATCTTTTATACCCATATTCAAAAAAACAAAACAAATTTTAAAATACTATTGATTTAAATTATATAGTTTAATCTTTTTTCCTTTAAAACCCATCTATAAATGGTGTATAAACTTCCTCTCTACTCCCTTTTAAATACCAACAAGCAAGAGCAAGAGCATCTGGATAATCATCATATCTTCCTTCAGGGTGGTGGATTTTTAGATTTCCACTACTACCAATCTCATATCTCAAATCCAATAACTGAAACACTAATTTTTTATGGTCTGGAAATTTTAATTTTTGATTCATCAACTTTTTAAGGTTTGAGTATATATCCTCCTTAGTTTGTACAGTGAAACGAATTCCTTCAACCCTTTCCTCAGATAATGTTTCTTTTAACCAATCTTCTGGTCCTTCACCTTGTCCTGTCTTATCAATATACACTTTTTCAAAATTATACTTTTCATCCAATACCTTAACCTTCCCCACAATTTCTCTTGGTCTGTTCTTCTCATAATAATCTATAAAATTCACTCTAACCTCATCTTTGTTTGTTATTTCTAACACTATAAACACACTTTCATCTTGTCCCATCCCAGCAACATCAACCCCTAAAATATAAGTTGAATCTGGATGAACAGAACCTATTGGGATAGTATTATCAATACACTTCTCAACCAACTCCCTCTCAAAATAACAATCTCTGTCTGAAACAAAATTTCCATAAATCTCTGCTTGTACATACAAACTATTCTCTCCAAACTCTCTTATATCTTTCTCAATCTCTCTTATTCCTTCTTCTGAAAGGTAAGGATTATCCTTATAGTTGTAGTGAAAACATCCATAATCCTCATCACCATTTTGTCCTCTAACCCATTTGTCCCAAACATCTCCCTTCCCCCATGGGGTTGTTGTCTCCCATGTCGGTGCTCCTTTATCATAAGTGAGTGGTTTGATAGCATTATCTGCACCCCTCTTAATAAACGCACTTTCATCCTTAAACACCCTATCATATGCCACACCCCTAATACTATTTGGATTATCCGCAGAACCAAAGTCTATAAAACTTCCATTCTTCCATATAATTTTTGGGTATGGAGAATGAACTACTTTCTCTATATCATCATAAACCTTTGCTCTTTCAACCAATTCTATAATTTTATCAAACACAATCAAAGTTTGTTTGTAAGTAGGGGCTATTAAAATTTGTGTGGGGTAGATTTTCAAAACTGCCCCTCTAATCAACTCGCCCGCAATCATTTGGGACTTCCCACTCCTCCTTCCACAAACAATGATTTTGTGTTTGTGTTTTGACCGAAGAACTTCTGCTTGCTTCTTATGGGGTTTTTGATTTAGATATGCTATTTGAAAAAGTACAGGGTCAAAGAAATCTTTTTCACTAACCTTAATACCATTCTCCATACTCTTCACCATCGTAATCCAACTCCGTTCCTTTCTCTATTTCTCTATCCTCATGGCATTGTTTACATAAGACCACAACATCACTCTCCTTCTCCTTCCCTAAACAATCATAATTCAGGTGGTGAACTTGTGTGGCCTTACCTCCACAATCTTCACATTCATAATTTGCACTTTCCAAAAATTCCTTCCTCTTTTCTTTCCATTCCTCACTACTTAAATATGCCTTATACTCACTATTCATCTTTCACAACTATCCCTCCCTCTTCTAACTCTTTCTTTTTTGCCTCTTTCAATCTCTCTATAACCCTGTCAACTGTTGTGTCAATATTCAGATTCACATTTTGTTGAACTGGTGGATACAAATACTTCATAAACTCTAAAATTCTATTCATCATTGTGTTTAAGTCTCTAATCCTTTCTCTCTTCTCCTTCACCTTATTTCCTTTCTCTACTTTTTCCTCTTCTCTTAAAATCTTCCTTAAATGAACTAATATATCCTCTAACTCTCTAACACATCTTTCTTTTGTCCATAATCTCTTCTTTGGAACTCCAGCTATCCTCCTCCTATACTCATCATCTTGCTCTCTTGTTCTATACTTTCCTCCAAATCCATAGTCCTTAATTCCAGACCATCCCATATTCAAAAATAATTAAATAAATTAATTTCTATTTTCTACTTTTCCTCCTTTTTCTTACTCTTTTCCTTCCTGTTTTTTACCCATTCCTCATAATCCTTCATAGGCATAAACACACTTACATAATGTCCTCTTAACTTACATCTCCATTTCAATGTGTGGCCAATAACAACTTGCGTCCTTACTCCTTCAATCACTTTGTCCTGCATATCTTCGGCATCCTCAACTAACTCAAACCTATCTATGTCACCATACTCTTCAAAATTACCAAAATCCAATTCTTCCACATCTTTCTCTCTTACATATCCAAACTTCCTTTCACTTTCCTTCTGTACTTTCTCCAACTTGTCCATAAAGTCCAATCTTGCACATCTCTCATCAAAAGGTCTATGAGCCTTCACAAACTCTTGTGATACCTCTGCAATCTTCTTATTAAAAATATCCTTTGCAGTCACTTCACCTAACTCTTGCATACTTTGTTTTTCTTCTTTTGATAATGTCCTCACAATTCCTAAATCCATCTTTTCTTTTACCTCCTTTCACCTTTATGTTACTCCTGGTGGTGTTGGTTTATTCTTTATATCAACACCTTCAATCAATTGCTTCTTAAGGTTTTCAATCTTCCTCTTCTGCAACTTAATTTCATTTTCCAATTCTGCTTTTTGAGCCTTATAAACCCTCACCTTCTCCAAATAATTCATCTTTAGACCTTTATTCAACATCAAATCATTATACTCCTGCAACCACTCCAAATGTTCTAATTCCTCTTCACATCTTTTAATTCCTTTTTCTGTAAATTTTCTCTCACTTTCATTTAACTGCCTCTTTGTCATCCTCATAATCCTCCTTTTCTTCAAATTTCAATCTATCAATCATCTCCCAATACTCATCCAACTTGTCTTGCACAAACCTACTTAACTTAAAACTCTTTCTTTGGTCCTTTAATCTTTCCTTTTGGTCTTTCCGTAGATTAATTGTCGTAATTACCATTAAATAAACAAATAATTATTTATTTAAAAATATTTTGTATTAAATTATATAATTTAATACCTACTCCTCCTCCCCTTCATCATCCTCCAATTCCTCTTCCAATTCCTCCACATCATCATCCTCATCATCCTCAACCTCTTTCCTCTTTTCCTTCTCTTCTTCAATCTTTTCCTTCCATCTCTCAAAAATCCTCTTCATAATATACCCTACTTGAATATCATCATCTACCATACATACACTCACTCCTTTCACTACCAAACTTGCTAACATCCCTAAAATAGAGTGGATATGGATATTTGAATTTCTATCCTCTAACTTCCCACTTATCAACACGTAAATGTGAGGATATAAAAACTCCATACTCTCTATCTGCTCTTTTAACCTCCCATCAATAATACTACTACAAAAATCATCAATTGTTTTCCTCTCAACAATAACACCTTCAACACCCTCACACAAATAATCTCCTTCACTCAATCTCCTTTTCTTTACCTTCACATCCAATAACTCCAACACCTCCTTCATAAACTCAGGTTCTCTATCATCCATGATGATTTTGATTCCTTCCATCCTTCTATTATTAACATTCTTTCATTTAAATTATTTATGTTTCTATCACTCACAATTCCTTATAAATCTTTCCACTTCCTTTCCCTTACCCATTCCTCTGCCCTTGTCATACTTTTCTGCATTCCTTTTATTGCCATCCTACAAACTCTCTTATAATACTCACATTCTTCCTTTGACTTCAAAACAAAATAATCACTACCCCTAACAATAACAAACACCTTATTCTCATGTCTCAACATCCTTATAATCCTTTGTATAACATCCCACCAATAACACCTTTCATAAACACTTAAACTTTCTGGCTTACATCCCATAACCTCACTAAAAATTGAGTAGGGGTTGGTAGCATTCTCTTCTCCAATATGGGATTTGAAGTGAGTAATTATTTTCTCTCTAATCTCTTCAAGATGCTTCTTTTCCTTTCCCTTACCTTTCTTCTTCCTTAATACTTCCTGCTTCATTTTTTATCTTACCTTCTCCTCCCAATTCTGATGAAGTAATTCCATACCTATTTTTATAATAATACAAACTTTTTGTAATTGAATCCCAATCTCGTCCATATTTCATAGCCCAATTTTCCTTTTCCTCCTTACTACCAGAACTCAATATCTTCAATCCCTCAACAATTTCCTCCCTACTCCACCCTATACTAGCTCTCCTCCTTCTTCTAACTCTCTCTTCACCATTATTTATTGGGTCTTTGTCCATCAACTTAATAATTTGTTGTAATCTAAACACTACCTTACTTAACTGCTCTATACTTACTTCATCTGGGAAGTCTATCTCATAATTCTCAAACTCACTTATCTGAATCTTCATCTTTTCCTGACCTCCTTTCAAATGTTGATTGACAACAACTACAAATCCACTTTCCCTCTACTGATTGACTTTCTACAAACCATGTTTTTCTCTTACATAACCAACACCATTTCTTCTCATATTTCATCTTATTCCTCCACACCTTACATTCCTTATAAAACCCCCTAAATTCCTGTATTTTTCGGTTTTAACCATAGTTTTTTCTCTTTCCAATATAAATTTACCCCTATCCAAAAAACTACTAAATTTGCCTATGTTTTGCTTGTTTTTACCTATTCTTGCTTCCATTTAAATAAACCCCCAGTTTAGTTGTGCAGTTTCTGGATAATCCTTCTTAATATACTCCTTCACTCTTTTATCAATTCTCTTCAATCCCCTATTAACCGCCATCTGTGTTCTGATTGCTATATACCTCTTACTTCTAACCCTAATCTTTCTTTTAATTGGAATCTTATAAGCCTTCAGAATCTTAAAACTAAACATTTCGGCCAAATACTCCTGCAAATACATAGGCCTAACTTTTGAGAATAACTTATGCCCTATTTCGTGGAGTCCTACCTGTAATCTCTCAGCATTAATAGGTTTTGAAATATACGCCTTATTCTCTGACACTGAATATCTTCCAGTATTTGACTTAAAAAAATACTCAAAATTAACTTTATTTTCTTTTGCAACTTTCTCAAAAATTTCTACATACTTCATTTTCTCTTAATCTCCACTCTCAAAACATTTATTTCCTCCCTAATCTCACTCAAATGGTCCCAGAGTATATTAATCTCCTCTCTTAACTCCCTAAACCTTACATCTACTACTTCACTAATCACATGCCTTAATTGTCTCTCATTAATAATCTTACTCATCTTCCTTTACCTCCTTTATAATATCTTCACATTTTCTACATACCCATTCTCCTTCTACCATATCCAAATCTTCCTCATCAAACTCCCTCTTACAAATCCAACATTTCCTTTTCTCATTTTCCTCATTCACCACACCTTCCCAAAACATATCCCCTCTATCTTTTATCACTCCTATAAACACCCTACACATCCTATCACTAATCTTATCAGGGTTAGTTAAAGCCTCTAATTCTTCTTTCGTTACTAACATTCCCAACAACATCTTTCCTTTTTTCTTATCTTCCATTTTCAATCCTCATCAAACAACAAATCACAATCCACACACTCACAAACCCAACCTTCATAACCTACACTTCTTGTATAACATTTAGTTCCACATTTTGGGCAGATGTAACCCCAACCTTTCTCATCACTAAACCTCTCAAGAACATCTACCTCTCCATCACCACCTTCACTAACACAAATAGGTGTTTCCAAATCTCTATTCACTTTCTTTACCATTTTCTCAAACTCACTTATTTTCTTTTGCATTTTTACTTCCTTTCCTTTTTATTTAATTAAATAATTAAAAAATCCTATATTTAAATAATTTATTATAATAAAACATATAGATTGTAAAATATATAATTAAATTATATAATTATATAATCCTCCCCTACCTATATACTCTAACATATATGTTAAGCGACTAAAAAATCAATATATTACTTATATTACTTTTTACAATATATATATGATAAATATTTATACATATATTTTTAATATTTCTATATAGTATAAAAAAAGTAATATAAGTAATATATTTTACCTATGATTATTTAAATAAACCCCCCTTATTTTCCGGTTTTTTACACAAAAAAAATCAAGCAAAAAATCAACTTAAAAACCTCAAAAAAACAGGAGAAAATATAAATAAGTATTTAAATAAAATTAGTCAAATTTTCCATCAAATATCAAAGAAATCAGGTTGGTTAAATTTCAAATTCACCCAATAACTAACACCTTTTTCATTCATCTCCCTCAAATACTCACAATGTTTCTTCAACTCCTTTCCAAACTTCCATATCTCATAAAGAGGGGATTTATTATTAATCAAACAATACTCACCATACCTTTCAAATAACTCCGCCTTACTTATCTTCTCCCCAATCTTCTCCCTACAACAATCCCTTACAAATGCATAAACAGGATTTTCTTTCTTCATAATGTCCCTTATTTGCTTCCAATCTTTTTTATAACTAAACTTTCCATTCCTCAATAACCTCTTTAAACCTACTAAACTCCAATTCAAAATGCCAGATTTTTCATCTTCATCATTCACAATCTCTCTCCATATCTCTTTTTTTGTGTGTGAACTACCATCATCAAACCTATTATCAAACTCCAAAATAATCCATCTATCAAAATATGCCTCATCACTATCATCTACACTTATGTAGGGGATTTTATTGGCCGCAAAAGTTAGTTTTGCGAAATTCCTAAACTTAAAACTATTTCCAAATTTAATCTCTCCATCAATCAAACTATCTCCTGTAAGTTCCTTAAAAACATTCACATCACTAATGGCTTTTTCACTTAACTCATCACTAATGTTTGCATATTTGTTGTATAGTGTTGCTACTTGCCATTTACCCTCTGCCAATCTCTGCAAACTCTTATTTGCACAATTTTCTTCCCCAATAAACCCCATAAGTATGTTTATGAATTGAGTTTTTCCTGTGTTTTTTGGTCCTTTACATACCATCGCTTTTTTGATGGGATATCTCCTATAAAGGTTGTAGCCGAACCATTCTTGCGCCACCCGAATATCATCTTCATACAACACTTCATTTAAAAATATTAGGAATTTGGGACAATTCTTCTTCCTATCAAATGCTACATCAATCTTACTCATAAATCTCCAATCTTTCTTATGAGGAGTAAGTTTCAAATTCTTAATATCTAACACCCCATTTTTAACACAAATCAAATTCACTGGACAATTCCATAATCTTTCTCTTTCAATATATGTTTTTCTTGCTATTTTATTAACTACTTCATTAACAAAATGTGTAGAACAAAATTCACCCATATGTTTTTCTGCCTCAATTTTAATAATCTCCTTCCCCTTTTCTTCATAAACCCCATCTAAATAAACATACATTTCATCTTTCTTTTCACCATGAATTGTTTTAAAATTATATTTTGTGATTAGTTTATCAGCAAATTTCTGAACAATCTCACTCCAATTTTTCTTTTCCATATGCCTCTTTATAAAATAGATTTTAAATTGAAATTATATTAAGTATATAAATATTTATTTAATTAAAACATATATATCAAACAATATAAATATTTAAATATTTAAGGTATTTTTATGCAATATGGTTGAAAAAAAGAGAACAAAAATAGTTAGTGTTGGAACAGGTCATTACCTTCTCATCCCGAAAAAATATGTAGATGTTTATGAAATGATGGATTTTATGGAAGATTATGAATATGAGGTAGATGTTAAGGATGAAGGAGCTTTAATAATTTATAGGAGAGTAAGAAAACCAACAAATGATAGTGGTGATAAAAAAGAGGAAGATGATAATAAATAATATCATTCAAAATAATGAAAGGAGGTATGGTAAATGATTGATATTGAGAGTTATATAAATAAATATTCAGAAAAATTAGGGTTTAGTGTAGATGAGGTTAGAAAGGATTATGAAGAATTGTTAACAGAGGAAAAGGAAATCCACACAACTTTAACAGAGGAAGAACAAAAGACAAGGGCATTACAAAGATTGTCAGTGAAGTATAAGAGATTGTTAAGAAGTCCTGCAATTGGATTTGAAGGTATAGTTATGGGATTAGGTGATGTTGTGGATACTGTGGCAAGAATTAGAGAAAATGCCATAAAAATGTTTAAAGAAAATCCACAACAAGCAATTGCCAATGGATTAACAGATGATGAAGGAAATCCTTTAGACACACGAGAAACATTTTCATCAGGAAAACCAAATCCATCTTATGGAAAACCATTGCCAGAACACAATTACTTACGAAATATTTTTGGTGTTTGCAATAGAATAGGAGAGTCAGAACCTAAATTCTTTACAATGACCATCAATGGTGAAGTGGCTAAAACCAAAGATATTCCTTTATTCACTCCAGTTAAGTTTAGAGCAAATGATAAGAGTGAGGAATCAAGTTCAACTTTCACATTAACACACTCAGTATTTACAAAATTTGAGAAAAGTGATATAAATCTTCCCAGTATAAGAGAGATTGTAAGTAAGTTTATAGGAATAACTAACCTTGCAGATTTACAACAATACCACACACAACACAAAGATGATTATAATAGAATAGTAGCTATAGAAGGTGATGTAAGTATGTTATTTCTAGAGCCAACAGCCACAGGAAGTAGAAGAATGATTATAGAAGATGGAAGTAAGTTATTAGAGGATTTAGAATCTCCTGGTATAACATGTTGGATTCCAGCAGAAATGGATATTGATTTTTCTGAAGGAAGTAAGGTTATTGTTGTCGGGAGAACAACTCAAGGACTAAAGAGAGATGATAATGGACAACAAACAGAAGAATTGGGGGATGTTATGTTGAATGTTTATGGAATCTACTGTTATCCTGAGTTCAAAATTAATCCTCCTATTAAAGAGATAACACAAGAAAATATTCCAGAAAATGTTGTGGAAGAAACTCCAAAAGTAGATACACCACAAGAAACTAAACCAGAAAAAGATAGTTGGTAAAATGAGTTGGGATGATTTAAAATCAAATAGCACAAAAAAACAAATAGTTGAACAAGTAGAAGATGTAAATATTGATTTTAAATCACTTCAAGAAATAGAGAAAAAACGAGGATACAAAATAGGAATTTATGGAGATTTTGCCACAGGAAAAACTCATTTTGCACTAACTGCACCCGAACCTATTTTTATTATTGATACAGAAATGGGGGCAGCCCCCCTTTCTTTTAATTTTTTAAACAAGGATATTAAGGTATTAGATGTAGCAGAAAAAGATGGAGTGGAGAGTTATAAAAAAGTTGTAAAAGCAATTGAATTCATAAGTGAGCAAGAGAAGATAGGAAGTGTGGTGATTGATAGTGTTAGTGATGTATGGGAATTTTGTCAGGAGTATGCAAAGGTAAAAATTTTCAATCTAAAACCTTTAGATAGATTGAAACAACAATGGGATTGGGGTGTAATCAACAAATTATACTTGAAAATAATTTTAAAATTGTTGAAGTTAGATTGTAATTTGATTTTAACTGCAAGAGAGAATGAAATATATGCTAGTCCAGGACAACCTACAAATATGGTTAAACCAAAATGGCAAAAGAATACAGGTTTTTGGGTTGATTTTGTATTGCATATGGGTAAAAGTCTAAACAAAAACAATGATGTAAACTTTTATATGGATATAGAGAAATCAAGACCCATAAGGAACATGATGGGAAAGAGATATGAAAATATTGATTTTAATAAATTAATTGAAGAAATTGAAAAAAATAAAAATGATATTAAAAACTGAGATTGAATTTGATGCTGCACATAGATTAGTTGGTTACCAAGGAAAGTGCTCACAACTTCATGGTCATAGATGGAAAGTAGAAATAAAGGTTTATGGAAATGATGAAGACCTTGATGATATAGGAATTATGTGGGATTTTACAAATAGGAAGTATATAAAAGATATGTTTGACCATAAAGTCATACTTTCTAATCATCCTGATAATTTAGAATTGATTGAGGGAATTAAAAAGATATGTGGTAAGGATAGTGTTTGTATTATGGAACAGAACCCCACTGCTGAAAATTTATGCATTAAAATTTTGGAAGAATTAGTAGAAGGGAATAATAAATTATTTTATAAAGTAAAAGTTTATGAGTCACCTGTTTCATATTGTGAAATAGATAATTTTGGTGGTATTGAAAATGAAGATTAATGAAATATTTAGAAGTATTCAAGGAGAAAGTAGTTATGTTGGACTACCTTGTATATTCATAAGACTAACTGGTTGTAATTTGAGATGTAAGTATTGTGATACAACTTACGCCTATAATGAAGGGAAAGAGACGAGTGTGATAAAAATAGTAGAAGAAGTGACGAAGTTGTATAGAGAGGGAGATATTATTGAGATTACTGGTGGTGAACCACTACTCCAAAAAGAAGAGTTAAAAAATTTAATAGATGAGTTAGCATTAATATCTTCTACAATTTTAATTGAGACAAATGGAAGTATTGTGCTTCCAAAGAATGAAAGTTCAGATAACACGTGGGATTATGTAACCTGGATTATGGACTGGAAATTGGGTTCAAGTGAAGAGAGTGAAAAGATGGAAAGTATTAATTTAGATAGATTAAATACAACTGATGAATTAAAGTTTGTGATTGGAAATAGTAGAGATTATGATGAGATGATAAGAGTATTAAAAAAATATAGACCTAATTGCAAGATTTTGGTATCTACAGTTTGGGATAATGAAAATTTAAGGAAGGAAGTTGTGAGTAGGATGTTAAAGGATAATTTAAAGGCAAGATTTCAAGTTCAACTACATAAAATAGTTTGGGATAAAAATAAGAGGGGAGTATGAAAAAAGAAAAAATTAGTTGGGAGAAATTTAATGAAGGAATAAACATATTAACAAAAAAAATTAAAAAATCAAAATTCAAAGCAAATGTAATTTTGGCTTTACCAAGAGGTGGCTTACCTATTGCAACTGCTCTTGCTCACAAACTAGGAATAGAGAGGATTGAAATTAATGTAGAAGTATTAGATAACTCTGCAATATTTGATAAAACAATCAATACATCAAATGTTTTAATTGTTGATGATGTAAGTGATACAGGAACTACTATTTTAAAAAATTATCCTTCAAAACATGTATGTAAGATAGCAACACTACACTACAAACCAACATCAAGAGTTAGACCTGATTTTTTTGCTTACATAACAAATAATTGGATTCAATATCCTTGGGAGGTAAAATGATTAAGATAGCAAGCAAATTGCCACAATTCAAATTACTTATGAATATAATAAAAGATGTAAATACAGAAACAGATTTTATTTTTTCAGCTAATGAACTACTTGTAAAAGTTATCAATTCTAGTTCTACTTCTATTGTTAGTGTTGTTTTGAATAAAAGTGGATTTGAAATTTATCAAGTTGAGGAAGAACAAATTTTTACATTAAATACTGAATTAGTTTGTAAGATTTTAAGTAAGTTTGATAAAGAAGTTTGTATTGATTTTGAAGATGAGTGTATTAAATTTTATAATGGAAGGAAAGAGTATATGTTGAATTATTTTGTTGGAAAGAAAGATGAAAGACCATTACCTACAATTGACTACCAATCAAAATGGATTGTAAAAAGTCAAGAATTAATTGATAAATTAAAAAGAATGAGTGATTTTGGTTATCTATGTTGTTTGGAGTATAAAGAAGGTAGATTTCTAATTAAGATAAAGTCAGATATAGTTAAGGGACAAGAAGAGTTTACAAATTGTAACAAAATAGAGAGTAGAGATGTTGCTGGATGGTATGATTTGAGTTATTTTGAATGTTTATTTGGTTTATCAGATATCTTTGAAGAAGTAAAGTTAGGATTTGGTGATGAACAACCTTGTATTATCAAAAATAAAAATAGTTGGTTGGATTTTTGTTGGTTATTAGCACCAAGAGTGAGGGAAGATGAATGACAAAAAAATAGAAAGTTTATGGAAAGAGATTTTAGAGTTAATTGGAGAAGATACAGAAAGAGAAGGAATAAAAGCAACTCCAAAAAGAATAGCAAGAATGTATAAAAATATTTTTTATGGATACAATAAAAAATTAGTTGTTATGAATGAAGAAGAAAGAAGTAAGAATAATGAGAAAGATATTATTCCAATCACAATATTCAAGAATGAAAATAAAGAGATGCTTATAAGAGATACTGTATTTACATCATTTTGTGAGCATCACATTGTTCCGTTCTCAGGAAAAGCCTGGGTAGGAATAATACCAGATAAAAAATTGTTAGGTATGAATAAAATAGATAAGATTGTAAAATATTTTGCAGCAAGATTACAAATACAAGAAAGAATGACACAACAAATTGCAGACTGGATTTGGGAGAATATTGAACCATTAGGAATTATTGTTATTATTAGAGCAGACCATTTCTGCGCAAGGTTACAGAATGACAATGGATGGTTTACTACCTCTGCTATAAAAGGAGTATTTAAGAAAAATGAACCAAAAAACGAATTTTTAAAATTAATGGAGTTAAAATGAATATGATATGGATAACAACAAGTTTTGAAGGATTTCATAAATATCCAAATGCGCCAAAAGAAGTTGAGTTCTTAAAAAATAAACACAGACATATTTTCTACATAAAGGTCTGGATAGAAGTATTTCATAATGATAGAGATATAGAATTTATTTTGTTTAAAAGATTTGTTGATACAATTATAAAAGATAGTAATTTTGATTTTGAGAGTTGTGAGATGATTAGTGATGATTTATATACCCTAATAAATGAAAAATATCCAAACAGAGAAATTTGGATTGAAGTTAGTGAAGATAAAGAAAACGGTTCATTTAAAAAATATGTGAAAGGAGGTGATATGAAATGAAAAATCCATGTAAAAAAGGAAGTAGAGCATTTGATATTTTTGAAAGTTTAATGACAGAAAAAACAATTCCTGAAGTGATAGATGAAATAGTAATGAAAAGAGAAACAGAAAAAAGAAGTAATATAGTTAATCAAGTAAATACAATAATCAGAGAGCTTAAAAAAGGTAGATGGGAAGGATTAACATTAACTGAAAACAATGGCAGATATAAAATAACTGAGGTCAATTGAATGAAGTTAACAAAGAGAGTTTGTAAATCATCAAATTTTTGGATTGGAAGAGAAGTAGAAGGTAGATTTAAAGGGCTAAGAACATTGTTTGTTAAAGGTAATCAAAATACAGACCAAATCAAAAATTTGATAGCTCAAGAATCTCCAAATATGTTATATTTTGGTGCAGGTAATCAAAGTAAAGTAACAGATTTTAATGTAATAAGAAATTTTTTAGAGAAACTACCTGTAACTTTGGAGATTTCAGAAAAAAGATTAAAGACACTTCCAGAAAATATTATTAAACATAAGAACTTACATTTAGTTATCACATTTAAAAATAAATATTTAACAAAATTAAAACCTACTGATAGTATTAAAGTAGAAGATAATAGTAGTGTTTATGTATCAACTTTAGAATGTATGTATAAAACAAATAAAAAAACAGATTATAAGGAGGATAAAGAAATATGAAAACAATTTGGTACTTTCCATTAGAAATTGTAAAAAGTAGATATACTAAACAGTTATGTAACTACTGGATACCGGATGGTATAAATAAATGTAAACAACATAATGATAAATTTGAGATAATAAAAGGCCAAAGTATTGATACTAATATTAAAGTAGGTCAGGTCTTGGATGCGACAGGACGAGGTATTTATAGTTTAACACAAGTTTCTAATTTTTTAAAAAAAATTAGAGCAGGCGATGTAAAAGATGGTGATGTTCTATATATACAGGATTTTTGGACACCAGGAATTGAAGCGATATTTTATGCTGTTGATTTGTACAATATAAAATTACATATCTACTCAATGGTTCATGCCCAAAGTGTTGATAAATATGATTTTACATATCCAATGAGAAAATGGATGAGACCTATTGAACTGGGCTATGATAAAGCACATCAATATGGTGGATTATTTGTTGCTTCAAGTATTCATAAGAAACAACTACGCAGTGCAGGATTTACTTCACCTATTCATGTTGTTAGTTTGCCTTTTGGTATTGATGAAGTTAAAGAACGTATTAAAAATATTCATAGAAATACAGAAAAAGCAATCATATTTTCATCAAGACTTGATAAAGAAAAAAATCCAGAGTTTATGCTTAAAGTTGCAAAAAAATTTCTTGATAAATATAAGGATTGGAAATTTTATGTTACAACTTCAGGAAAGGAAATCAGAAGTAATCAAAAAGGTATAATCAAAAAAATAAGAAATTTTTCTAAAAAAAATAAAAGATTTATAATCAAAGAAGGTATTTCAAAAAATGAATATTACAAACTTCTTTGTAAATGTAAGATACAACTTAATACCTCATTACAAGATTATGTTAGTTGGACTGTAATTGAGGCAAGTATTTGTGAATGTGATTTATGTTATCCAAATTTTAGAAGTTTTCCTGAATTTATGCCAAAAGATAGAATGTATAGACCCTGGAATGTTTCTGATGTGTTAAGAACAATAAAAGATTGTATAGATAATCCAAAACAACACAAATGGATAGCAGAGATTTCAGATTATGGAAGATTGAAGGAATGTAAAATCATATGTAATGGTAGTAAAAAAGAAATAAATATATGGAAAGAAAAAAATAGATTTATAAAGAAAAAATGCAATTTAAAATCCCAAAATTAAAAAGTAGAAATATTCCTGTATGTAGTATAAGTATAGTAACTTCAGATACAAGTTGGTGGAGAAAATCATCACCATTTGTTTATCCAAACTTGTTAGTGAATCTCATGGACTGTAATAAAAAAGAGCAGATAGATAAGATAAAAGAAGATACAGATAAGGACCTATTTTTATTAACAGATAGTGGTGGATTTCAAGTTGGAGCAGGAACATGCTCATTAGACTGGAAAGAATCATTGTTAAGACAAATAAAAATTGGTGCAAGTAAAATATTTTCATTTGATACTCCAACTATTAAAAAAAGGTCCACAACTACATTAGTTAATTTTACTTATATGGATAATGAAGAAGCATTTCATGTTATAGAAGAGAATTTAAAAGTTGCATTAAAACAATCAGAGTTTTTAAAAACAAACTATCCTAATGAATTTGAAAAATTTTGTTACATTTTACATGGAAAATCTATGGAACAAATTGATTTTAACTTTACTTTATTTGATAAATACTTAGGAAGTATAGAAAACTATTCAAAATATTTTCCAGGAGGTATTGTTTATGGACTAAAGCAAGATGATTTGTTATATATGACAATAGCAGCAAGACACGCATATGAAAATTTTATCAAAAAAGGAATTTATGTCCATTTTTTAGGTATGGGAAGTCCATTTAGAATGATATGTTTAATTAGAAATAAAATAACAACATTTGATTCTTCAAGAGCCTTACAAGGAGTAAGAGCAAACCAGTTTGTTAATCCGTTTAATATATCTAACTTTATCCAATTTAAATCAGATTGTAGTCAATTTACTAGAAATTTCTGTATGTGTCCAGCATGTTACAATATAAACTATGAAACCTTATTAAAACAAAAAGATATTCAAAAAATCAGACAAGCACTTGTAAATCATAATGTTTGGTGGTACACAATGATAAATATTTTTTTAGATGCTTTGTCAGAAAAAGAATATACTAAAATGGTATTAAAAAATCTCAAAGTAAGTAAAGAAACAATAAGAAGCCTTGAATTTTGTGACTATGCCGACCAAGTAGGATTTGATACTGCTTATAAAAAATATAAACACTATCTTAAAAAAGATGAAACTAAACAGAAAAAAATATTCTAAATCATATACATGATAAAAGTAGAAAATAAAGGAAGTGATATATTTGAATTTGGTAGGCAAGGAAATGTTCCATACATCAAGAAACACAAATTTCAACCATATTTCTTCTATGAAGACACTACAGGCAATTTCAAAACTATAGATGGAAAGAATGCTACAAAACTTGTCTTAAAAAATCCAAAAGAAGTGCCAGTAGTAAGAGAACAATATAACAAGACATATGAAAGTGATATTGTTTATACAAATAGATTCATCATTGATAATTATAAAATTATAAAACAAGACAAAATAAGAATTTGTTATATAGATATTGAAATAGCAAGAACAAAGAATGGTTATGAATCAGCAGTAAAAGCTACAAATCCTATATTATGTATTGGGACTTATGATAATTTTGATAAAGAATACAAAACTTTTTGCATAAACAAAACTCATAGAGAAGAAAAAGAAATGATGAAAGATTTTATCAAATGGTTTGTTAAGAAAGACCCAGATTTAGTTGTTGCTTGGAATGGAGATAATTTTGATTTTCCCTTCCTTATAAATCGTATGAAGAACTTAGGATTAAATCCCAATTTATTAGCACGACAAAGTAGTGAGTTTAGAGGTGAAGTTAAAATTGTTGGTGATAGAAATTTTATTAAGATAGAGGGAAGAGTAATGTTTGATTTAATGTACGCTTATAGAAAAATGATAAGTGGTGAAGGAAGAGAAAGTTGGAGTTTAGATTATATATGTAAGTATGAAGGTGTTGGTCAAAAAGAGAAGTATAAAGGTGAATTAGATGATTTATTTAAGAATAATTTAGAGAAATTTATATCATATAATAAAAGAGATGTTGAACTACTAGTGTTGTTAGATGAAAAATTACATATAGTTGATTTTTTTGATAGTGTTAGGAGGATGTGTTTTTGTCAGTTTGAGGATGTATTTATGAATAGTAAGATTGCAGATTGTCTTTGTCTAAAGAAAGCAAAGGAGTTAAATGTTGTACTACCAAGTTGCAAGAGAAATAAAAGAGAAAATATAAAAGGTGGATTTGTTCAAGATAGTGTTCCAAAATTATATAAAAATGTAGTTTGTATGGATATGAAATCTTTGTATCCTTCAATAATGATTGGATTTAACACTTCATATGAAACAATACTTGAAAAGAAGGAAAAAAATTGTATAGATGTTTATGGAAAGTATTTTTATAAAAGAGAAAGAGGAATTATTCCATCTATTGTTAAACCTCTTTTAACAAAAAGAAACGAAATAAAGAAAATCATGAAAAATATAGATAGAAATAGTAAGGAATTTAAATCACTTTACATGGAACAATATACTTTAAAAGTTATAGCAAATAGTTTTTATGGTGTTATGGGATTTCCTTTGTTTAGATTGTTTAAAAGTGATGTTGCTAATTCAATTACCTTTATTGCAAGACAAATTATTATGGAAGTTAGTAAGTGGTTTAAAGAAAAAGGATTGAAAGTTATTTATGGCGACACAGATAGTGTATTTATTGAAATGGGAAATCTAACTAAAAATGATTTTGTAAAATTAAATCATGAAATCAATAATTATTTTAAAGATTACTTCAAAAAATTTGGAGTTAGTGATGAGAACAATATCTTTCAGTTAGAGTTTGAAAAAGTGTTTAAAAGTATTTTTTTTAAGAAGAAAACTGATGGAAAAGGAGCTAAAAAAAGATATGCAGGAAGAGTAATTTGGGAGAATGGAAAAGAAGTGGAAAAATTTATTACTGTTGGATTTGAAAGTAAAAGGTCTGATACATCAACAATTGGAAGAAAGTTTATAAGTGATGTTTTGAAAATGATTTGTTATGGTAGTAAAAAAAAGGAGATTGATAAATTTATAAGTGAATTTAAAAAAGAACTAAAGAAACAAGCTATTGAAGATATTGCTATACCTATTGGAATTTCAAAACCTTTAGAGAATTATAAAAATGTTATTCATATCAGAGCCGCAAGAAATGCTAATAGATTACATAATGCACAGATACAATCTGGAGATAAAATTAAATATGTTTACATAATACATAAAGATATGAATGTTATAGCATTTAAGAGTAGTAGTTGGATGTGGGATGGATATAAAATAGACTGGAAAATGATGGAAAAGAGAATTGTTGATATGAAAATTCAACCAATTTATGAAAGTTTAGGATGGAACTATCCTTGGGAAATATTTATGCCAACAAAAAAGAAAAAACAGATTAAATTTGAAGAGCAAATGAAACAAAAGTCGTTATGGTAGATAATTTATGGTTGAGCAAAACCAGTATACTAACATATTTAAGATGCCCTTATAAATGGAAACTTCAGTTTATTGATAAGAAAGAGGTAGAAAAACCACCTTCAATGGAGAGAGGAATTCACATCCATAAGTGTATAGAAAACTTTTATCAAAATTTGAATATAGAGAATGATGAAATTAAAAATTGTGATGTTCCAGAGAAATTTTTAAAATTTGAAAATAAAAGGTTAAGAGCTTGTAAGAAGAAAAAGGATTTTATGAAATATTTTAAACCTCTCTATCAAGAGTTAAAGTTGATTGATGAAAAGGAGAAAATAAAAGGAATTGTGGACGCTATATTCATAAATCCGGAGAATGATGAGTATATTGTGATAGATTGGAAGTCAGGAAAATCAAGATTTAGTGAGTTAAGTAAGTATAGGTTGGAATTGTCAATTTATAAAATGTTGGTAGATAGTAGTGGAATATTGGACAAACCAGTAAGATATTGGGGGATAGTGTTTGTTGATGAAGGAAGATTATTTTTTGAAAAAGTGAAAAAGAGAAGTATGAGAAACACCCAAAAAGTTTTAGCAAGTGTTAGAGAAAAAATACAAAAAGGGGAATTTGAATGTAAAGTGGGGATATTATGTAAATGGTGTCCGTATATTAAATATTGTAGGGAGTTTAAAGATGTTTAATACTTTTCCAAGAGAAGTAGGACCACCAAGAAAAATTGTGAATAATTTAAAAGAATGGTTGGATTTTGTAAATATGCATAATGGTAAAAAGAAGGCAATATATACATCAATATATATGTTTGAAAATATCTTTACAAACTCTCCAAAAAGACCTGATTATGAGTCAGCAGTTGTAGATAAGTTGTTTTTTGATTTTGATGATAAGATTTGTAATGCGTGGGAGGAATGTAATAAACTTCACCAGGAGTGTTTGAATTTAAATCTAAAACACATGATAATTATGAGTGGGAGAGGATATCATCTGTATATTTTCTGTAAGGAAGAAAAATTAGATAACAAAAAAGAAGCAATAAGAGGAGGACAATTATTTTTTGTAAATAAATTGAACTTAACTACAGATATGCAAATTATTGGTAATGTTGCTCAGATGGCAAGAGTTCCGAACACATACCACTTAAAAGCAAGGAGATTTTGTATTCCGCTAACACAAACTCAATTTGAAAAGGGAGATAGATATGTAAAAAATTTAGCACTAAAACAAAATTTTGTTTGTGGTTATATTGGTGATAGATTGTTTGAATTAAGGAAATTTGATAAAGAAAATGATTCAGAGGAGATTAGATTAAGTGTAGACATACCCTTAGACTTAAATACAAAGGATTTAACAAAGGATTTTCCTAATTGTATATTAGATTTAATTAAAAAAAGAAAATTAGGATGGAAAGAGAGGTATATAGTAATTTTGTTTATGAAAGAATCTGGTTACACAATTCAAGAATGTTATGATGTTTTGAAGAAATATCTAACACCTCAAAAATTACATCATTGTATTGCAGAAGAAAAACAACTCCAATATCTATATAAGAGAGATGATTTAGTTTTTCCAACATGTGAAGATTTACAAAGAAAAGGATATTGTAAAAAAAAGTGTAGTAGATTTGGAAAATTAATATACAAACAATAAAATATTTAAATGATGAATATTTAATTATATAAAATAAAAATATATTTAAAAGTTTGTTGAAGATGGAAATTAAAACTTTGAAAGATATAAGAAATGAATTAACTATACAAGATGATGAAGACAGTTTCGTGGAATATTTAAGACAAGAAGCAATCAAATGGATAAAAGAACTAAAAACTTATGAACTATCACCAAAAATAAAATCTCCAAAGAATAGGAATATAATATTTGTAAATGATAAGTATTGTTTTGATGACAAAAATTTTATTCAAGCAAGAGATTTATTAGTTGATTGGATTAAACACTTCTTTAATATAAATGAAGAGGATTTAGAAAATGAAAACTGAAAGACAGATAAGAGAAATGTTGAAAACCATTGAAGAATCTAAAGTTAAATGTTATGGCGGTGAGATTGATACAGAATTAGGGGAGATTTTAGCAATTAAAAATACTCTCAAATGGGTCTTGGAAGATGATAAGGAGGAGGAAAAGGAAGATGAATAAAATAATCACATTAGACTTAATGTTAACAGGATTTGGATTTATATTATCTTTATTTTTGATAATCTATTCAACACTTTTAGATAAATTAATTTTGCTTTTGATTGGAATTTTTATAGCTATACCTTCCATAGTCCACACAATAGATGGAATGACACGAAGATGCGCTTTTAGGAATATCCAGTTCGTGGAGCCAGTCGCTTTACCGCTCTGCACACGTCGGCAAAAAACTCGTGGTTTGCAAGGAGTAACCTCGCGAGGAAACGAGACCTTGCAACCCGAGACCTATATTTAAAAGTAAATTTCCAAAAGACCAAGATGAAAACTGAAAAAATAAAAAAGCTAATTGAGAAGTTAGAGAAGAAGATGGGAGAATTTGGAGATAGTAGTATGTACGTTATTGATAGGCCAGACTGGGAGCAATTCAAACAAGACCTAAACTCAATCCTGGAAGATACAGAAAAGAAGTTACATGATACAAAACTTGAAGAAGAATTCAATAAAAAAATTAATGATATTAAACAGAAAATTGATAATATAAGAGATTTAACTCTTGATTTAAAAAGTAAAGTTGAATACAAGCATTTAGGAAGTGTAGAACATTTTAAATTTATTTTAAGCGAATGTAAAGAAATAGACAAAATCTTCAAAGAGGAAGAATGAAAACTGAAACTAAATTAGCAAGAGAGAATATAGAGCAATTTGAAATAGAAGCTCAAACAGGAAGTATGCCACTTAACAAAAGAAATTGTCAAGAACATAAACAAGCCTGCCAGAGATTTTTGAAGTTTTTAGAAAACTTTTATAGGAATTGTAAAAAAGAGAAAACAATATTTGAAATACATGATAGGAAAGATATTGAAGAAAAAATCCAAGACCTCAAAACTGCAATTAAATTGTATAAGGATGAAGGAATATGAAAATAAAAACTTTAAGTGATAAAAGAATATTAGTAGATGAATATTTTGCACATTATACAGAAGAAGATGTCAAACAATTCATCAAAGAGATTTTAGATGAGATTGAAAGAAGAAAAAAACACCATATGAAACATTTTGATAGGTATATAAGAGAAACAGAAAAATATGTAGATGATGAAAAGCAAGTTGAATATTCAGAAAATCAAGCAATAAAAGAAATGAATATTAATGATGAATTAAATGAATTAGAAGAATTTATTAAACGAAAAGCAGGCAAGGAGCTAGTAGATGATGAAAACTAAAAAACCACAACCTTTGGATTTAGAAGAAACAGCAAATAGAATTTTAAAAGAATTATCAGTTATAAGTTGTATTGGAGATAGCAAGGGGATTCAATACTCAATTAAGTCAAACATAATCTTTTTTGTTAAGCAACGCCTCAAATCAGCCTGTGAGTTTTATTTGAGATATAAGGATAAGCCAGAATTGTTAGAAAAAGAAAATCATAAATTATGGGTAAAAATATCTAATGAGAATAGAATAACAACAGGAAAAATAACTGACCAATACAACGAATGGCTATTCAAACTTGCATTTAAAGATGTTTTGAAGGAGGAAAAATGATTAAGATAAAACAAACAAATTACAATACGAGCATAAGGAAAGTTATAGAGCATACTATAATAATAGGAAAAAATAGAATTTGGATAGATACTTCAAAATTAACCCCTGAAGATGAGGGATTTATAGCTATAATTATGGATGAAATGGTGGAGGGAAAAAGCACAGAGGGTTTGATAGAATCATTAGTGAATGTAAATGGCAACTGGTTAAATTACACTATGACAAGAACAAAAACAAAAAAGCAAGCAATAAAAAATCATATGAAAATTGTAAATGGAATTAAAAAAGAAGGAAAGAAATTTTTAGAAAAATATAGAGGCAATGTCTATAAGGAAGGAGATTTATTTTTTGATGTTGAAGAATTAAATAATGTATGGAAAAATGACAATCCAAACTAAAAAACTAATCTCAAATTTGAAGAAAGAGATTGAGAAAAGGAAGAAAAAATATAGTTGGAATAGAAAAGGTATGACGAGTTTAGAAAAAGCACAAATTAGAAAGGAGATTAAATTAAAACAAGTTCAACTCCAATTCGCAGAAGATTTGATAGAAGCAAGAATAAAAGACATAGAGCAAGATAAAGTAATCCCAAATTTTGTTAAAGCCCATCTTAAAATTAAATTAAAGGAGTTAGAAAAAGAATGTCAGAAATATCAGAACTAAAGAAGTTAAATACAATAAAAGTTTATTTAGACCAAATCAAAAATTGGGAATTTGAATATAAAGGAAAAATCTATAAATTAAATGTAAAGGAAGTGTTAAGACTCTTGGAATTAGTAAAAGGTGAGAGGTTAGAAGTAAAAGACGAGGAAGCAGAAAATCCTTTTATTATTGAAAAATGATACCCGAGTGGTTATATATTATTGGTTGTATTTGTGGTTGGATAAGTATAATTTGGATTATCATAAAGAGAATATGTGAGAAGTAAATAACCCTTTTTTGACAAAATGAAAAAAATAAAAACAAAAAAAGATAAAGAGCAAGAAGTTAGAGATATACGAAAAAGATTAATTGAAGCTATAAAAAAAGACTTAATTAAAAAGAAACCTTGCCCAAATGAACATCCAATCTTATCTGCTTGTTATGAACAAGTTATAGAAGAATTAAATAAAATCCTAAATAAGGCAATAAAAGATGAAAACTGAAAAATCAGCCGCAGAACTTGAAATGGAGGAATTACTGAAAAAATGCGAGAACATAATTAATCATAATTATCTGACAATAGAAGATGCAAATAAAATCATAAAAGCTGGATATAAGTTATTGATGAAATGCGAGGAATTGAGATTATCAAGAGATAGATGGAGAGAGAAATATAAGGAAATTAAATTAATTAAATTAAAAAGGGAGGAAAAATGAAAGGACTTGGAAGAATGGGCGGACCTTTTGCAGCAGGACCTAATGGAAATTGTGTATGCCCTAAATGTGGATACAAAAAACAACACCAGATTGGAGTTCCGTGCTATCAAATGAAATGCCCAAAGTGTGGTTCTCAAATGACAAGAGCGTAATTAAATAAAATGAAAGTAAGTGAACTAATAGGTTATATAATTGTTGGATGGATTTGTGGAGTTGGAATTTTGTTTTTTATGTGGCTGACAAAAATCCTAATACAATCCATATTCTAACAAAAAATTTAAATACCTGTTAAATTATATAATTAAAAAGGAGTAGAAAGATATGAATGCTATAGATGAAAGAAGTTTTAATTTTAGAAAATCACCTTCCCTACAACATAAAGTTAGGGTCATAGTAGGAACACAAGAAAATCCAATATCATATGGAGTAACAATACCTGATTTTATTGCCAAACAATTTTCTGGCTGTTTGTTGAGAATTTATACATCTGGTACATCAATTATAATGGAAAGTGGTTGTAAGCTCACACCACATGATATAAATCTTGATAAGAAATTTTGTTTTGATGGAATGAGATTATATTCAGATACTAATGGTGATATAAAATGGATAAAATAAAATTGTTATGGTTAAGTGATAGTCCTTTTACTTGTACAGGTTATGCAACAATTTCTCGTAATATTCTTAATAGACTTCAAGATATGGGATATGATTGTTATTATCAGGCTCATAATTTTTTTGGCCAAGATGTTCATAATGCGAAATTTGGTGATGGAGAGGAGTTGAAATTTATAACATTGGGAACAGGTGTAAAACCTTATAGTGAAGATTTACTAGTTCCAAGAATTAGAGATTTGAAACCAGATATTTTTGGTGTACTGCTTGACACGTTCATGCTCTACCCGTGGTATATGAATTATGATTATGCTCCTGCCAAAACCTTATTTTACTTTCCATCTGACGGCGAAGGTGGTCTTCCTCTTAATTGCGAAAATATTTTAAGGAAGTGTAATTATCCAGTAGCTATGAGTAAATTTGCCCAGAACCAAGTTAAAACAAGTTACAATCTAAACACATCCTATATCCCACATGCTGTTGATACTTCTATTTTTTATCCTCTATCGTATAAAGAAAAGGAACGAATAAAAGAATCTTGGGGATTGAAGGGTAAGTTTATTGTTGGTAGTGTGTTTAGAAATCAAGGAAGAAAAATGGCAGATAGATTATTGAAAACATTTGCCATTTTTGCTAAAAAGCATGAAGATGCTGTCCTATTTTTACACACTGATTTATTTGATAATGCCGCAGTTTTTGACTTAAGAGTACTTGTTTATAGATTGGGGATTATGAATAGAGTTGTATTTAGTGGAATGAGATTTTTTAGAGGTTTTGATTACAAAAAAATGAATGATGTGTATAATTTAATGGATGTGTTCTTTTTATCTACTTCAGGTGAAGGATTTGGAATACCAACTATAGAAGCAATGAGTTGTGGTATTCCATGTGTTGTGACAGATTACACTACAACAAAAGAATTATTAATAGATGATGGAAAATGTGGTGAAGCAGTACCAATAGTAAGTGAATTAACAGGAAGTTGGACAGTTGAAAGAGGAATTATGGATATTAACAAAGGTGTTGAAGCACTAGAAAAGTTGTATAATGATGAAAAATTAAGAAAGGAATATGGATTAAGAGGAAGAGAAAAGGTGTTGAAAAAATATGATTGGAATGTTGTAATTAAAGACTGGGACAAATTATTAAGGAGGATTGTCAATGAGTAAGGTATTTTTAGTTAGTCCATCGGAAAAAGGAATTTTAGAAGATGCAGGAGATAGACCACCATTAGGTATAGCATATATTGGAGGATATTTAAGAGAAAATGGACATGATGTTAGGTTGTATGATATGAACCACATACATATTGATGAATTGGTGTTGGATGTTAAGGAAGAGAAGCCAGATGTTGTAGGTGTATCTCTATATACTTCTCCACTTTATTATAATGGGATGAATTTAGGTAAGGTTATAAAACAAGTTAATCCAGAAGTAAAGTTAGTCGCAGGCGGATATCATTCTACAGTTATGCCTGAGAGTACATTCCCTATTTTTAATCAAGTTGTTTTAGGTGAAGGAGAATATGCAATGGAAAAGATAGCAAGAGGAGATGAAAGTGAGATTGTTGTCGGTTCACTAGTAGATTTAGTATCACTACCAAAACCAGCAAGGGATTTACTACCAATGGAGAAGTATAACATGATGCAAAAAGGTAAGAGAACAGCTACTGCTCTCACTTCAAGAGGTTGTCCTAATGCTTGTGCTTTTTGTGGAAATCTACCTTATAATAAGAAAGTTAGATTTACACCTATTAACAAAATTACAAGTGAATTAGAAGAGTTGGTAGATTTAGGATATGAAGGAATTTATTTTTATGATGAGTTATTCACTGCTAATAAAGAAAGAGTAAAAAAACTAACAGATAGAATAAAAGGAATGGGATTAAGTTATAGAATTGCAACAAGAGCGGATAAGTTAGATAAGGATATTGCAAAATGGCTTGGTGATAGTGGATGTGAGATAGTAAGTTTAGGTATTGAGAGTGGTAATGATTATATATTAAGAAAGGTACGAAAGAGAATGACAACATCTCAAAATAAAGATGCTGTAAGGATGTTAGCAGAAGAAGGAATAGATGTAAAGGGGTTTTTCATAATAGGTCTGCCTGGCGAAAGTTATGAAACAGCAAGACAAACAATTGAGTTTGCAGAAGAATTAAAAAAAGAAGGTCTTACATTTGCTGATTTCTATCCACTTGTACCTTTTCCTGGAAGTCCTATTTTTAATAATCCTAAAAATTTCGGAATAAAAATCATTGACAAAAATTGGGGCAATTATTGTCAAGCAGGAGTTAGTGAAATTAAATCTGTAGTAGAAACAGAATACTTAAAAGCAAATGAAATTAAATCATTAGTAGAGGAAGCAAAAAGTAGATGGAAAAGTTAGTTGTAGTTATTATGGGACAAGATTGTGAGAAGTTTATAGGTATGTGTTTTGAAAGTGTTAAGAGTGCAGATGCTATTGTTTACTGTGATGGAGGAAGTACTGATAATACATTAAAAATTTTAAAACAAAAAAATTTTGAATTTGTTGAAATTGGTAAAGAAAACAATCATAACTTACTAATCATAAAAAACAAATATGACCAAAAGGATGTAAGAATGAATGGAAAACAAAGAAATTTTTATTTAAAATATTTAAAGGAGAATTATAAGGGCTGGTGGGCATTATGTTTAGATGCAGATGAAGTAGTAGAAGATTTATCTAAAATTAAATTTTTCATAAGTGTTCTTCCAAAGCAAAATCATGATATTTTATTTAGTGTGAAAATGAGACATTTTATAGGAAATTTAGGGCATGAAGATGCAACACAATCAATTCATTTTGTTCCACATAGATTATTCAAAGTAAGAGATGACTTGGTTTATGATGAAGTAGAGCATCCAATTCTTTGGTTGAAAGATAAAGAAAAAACAAAAAATGCAAATGTTCAACCTACAGTAATTTGGCACCTTGCCTACCTTTCTGGAATGTGGGATATAAAAAAGAAATACAAAAACCATTTAATGAAATCAAATATACACACAAGAGAATTTTTGATTAGTTGGAGAAATGCACACTTATTTGGACAATATCCAAGAAAACCTATAAACCCACTTGAAATTCCTGAAATAATTTTAAACAATTTTGGAATTGAAAAAGAAGAATTATACTGGAATCCAAGAATGCAAATAGAAACAAAACATTTTTTGATGGCAAAACAATGGACATCTAATTTACCAACAACAGCAAAAATATTAGATGTAGGTTGTGGCGTAGGACATTATGGATATGTTTTAAAATCTTACTTAGGGTTGTATGAATATATAGGAATTGATAAAAGTAAATGGATAATTGAAAATACACCATATAAAGATTTAGATATGAGATATATGGACATAACAAAAGGAATTGCTCTTCCTGATAGTGATTATGATTTGGTATTATGTATAGATGTATTAGAGCACCTTGAAGAAAAAGATTTAGATAAAACATTACAAATTATGTCTTTATTAGGAAAGAAATTTATCTTCTCAATTTGTTATGAAAATGACCCAAATTGGCCATTAGACCCTACACATAAAATAAAAGAAAGTAAAGAATGGTGGATTAACAAATTATTAAAGTATTTTGAAATTAAAGATGCACCAAGAAATTGGTTATATTCAAATCAAATTTTGATAGGAGAGAAGAAATGACAAGAGAAGATAATCCAAAAGCGGGTATTACAAAAAGAGAAATAAAAAAAGGGTCAACTGGAATAATTTTGGAAGAGAAATATTTATCAGTGGAAGGAGAAAATTTATCAAAAGTTAAAAAAGTATTTGAGGAGGAATGGGAAAAATGAAATTAGCAGTTGGCTTAATCATAAAAAATGGAGAACAATTTGTTGATAAATGGATAAAATCAGCAGAAAGAATTGCTGATATATTTTTAATAGTAGATAATGGTTTAAAAGAGGGAGAAAGGAAGAGGCTTATGAATCATTCAAAAACAAAACAATACTTAATCCAAAAAAACATGGGAAGGAATCAAAGTAGAGACTATCAGAAAATTCTAGAGATGGCAAGGGAAGAAAATTGTGATTGGGTTTGGAATTTAGATATTGATGAATATGTTCCTGAAATTGATATCAACCAATTCAGATTTTACTTACTTAATTGTGAAGATGAAAGTATTGGATTTCCATTATTTGAAATGAGGAATGATGACAAACACTACATAGCGGTAAAAGATACAGATGGAAAGTATAAACATGCAAGATTGTGCCATAAATGTTACAAAGTTTTGTCACATCTTGAATTTGATAGAAGAGATATACACGGAAAATCAATTCCTCATAACTGCAAAACAGGAAAAGCAATAAATGTCCTTATACAACATTTTGGCCATTATACAAAAGAATTAAGAGAAGAAAAAAGGAAACAATATGAAGGAACAAGTTTCAAGGACTTAAATGAACAAAATGCTCCTTGGTTAGAAGAGGATGAAGACAAAATTATAATAAAAAGATGGGAGGATAGAGAATGGGAAAGAAAATAGTAGCATATATAAGAGGTGGATTAGGAGATGTTTGGCCTGCTGTTTCAGCTATAAAATCAATAATGGACAGAGAGAAAATAAACAAACAGTATGTTTTTGTTTTAAGTGATAGTGTGTATTATTTTAGAGATTATTCACAACAACTTTCAGAATACTCTATACAAATGCTTCATAAGCTAACCAATAACATAATAACAATCCCTCCTTGTTTAAATGATAATTTTTGGTTAAGAAAGAATGGAAAAATTTTTGATGATACAACAAGTGAACTGTCACAAGAGGAAGCAGATAAATACATAAATGAATTTATGTTCTGGAGGCCAAACAAATTAAAAAACTTTGTAAGTAGATTTATAGATAAAAATACAATCTTTATTGATGCTTTATTTACTGAATGTATTGTAGTTTTAAAAGAGGGTAAGTTTGAAAGGATTGGAAATGAAAGAGCTGTTTTTGAGTTCAATCCTCCACAATTTGAAAAATCTATTTTGGATGGAATACTTGAGATAAGTTCATTAGTAATACATGTAAGAAAAAAGAATGAAGGTGATAGTTATAGAGAAAGTAGTGAATTCTATAACAAAATCATAAAATGGTGTAATGAAAATAACATAATGCCGATACTTATAGGAACAGATAAAGATAGATATGAAGGAAAGGCATATGATTTAAGAGGTAGTAATATCTTAAGTTTTGAAGGAATGGCTTATTTGATTGATAAATGTAAAATTATGTTAGGCAACGATAGTGGATTTTCTGCAATCAAATTATATCAACAGCAAAAAGATAAATTGTTGATTATGAACTATCCAAGATGGGAAAGGAACAGCTGGTATTTTAGGCCATTTAACGGAAGTGAGAATGTAAAGAATTGTTTGTTACTGAATGCTAATGAAGATAATTTCATAAAGATAACTAAAACAATCAAAGAGTTTTATGGAAGATAAAAGACAGATGGACGGAACAAAAGCCCTATGGCATATGGATAGAATTATCCAACATTATGATAGAGGTGAAAGGATTCCCCCTGTTCATATTGATTGGGGGCTAACTAAAATTTGTAATATTGATTGTATTTATTGTTATGGTAAGTATCAAAGTTCTGCTATTGGTCAACATGGGATTAATGCTATATTTCAAAAAGATGCACTATTAAGTGCTCTTAGAGAAGCAGGAAAAGAAGGAGTAAGAAGTGTAGCATTTATAGGTGATGGTGAGCCAACTTGTAATCCTGCTTGGAAAGAAGCAATGTATGTTGGAAAAAATAGTGGTTTAGATTTAGCAATATCCACGAATGGAGTGTTAGTTGATAATGATGAAGCAAGACGAGCAATTTTGGATAATGCAACTTGGATGAGATTTTGTTTATCTGCTGGAACAAGAGAGGGTTACAAAAAAATTCACAGAAGAGATAAATTTGATGTTGTTGTGAAAAATATTGAACAGTTAGTTAATATGAGAGATAGATACAATTATAAAACAGATATTGGGTTACAATCTGTTTTTGTTCCTACTTTAATGGCAGAGGAGATGGTTAAAGAAAGTGAATTAGCAAGAAAAATAGGTGTTGATTATTTTGTAATTAAACAATGTTCATTACCTGATGAAGGACAATCTGGAATGATGCAGTTTGATTTAAAAGATTATGATAAACCACATATAATTGATACACTAAAAAAATGTGAGGAGATGTCCAATGATAGAACAAAAATTGTTGTAAAGTGGCAGGCTATAAAAGGAAAAGGTAAGAAGAATTATTCTGGATGTTTAGCAGTTCCTCTAATTAGTGAAATAAGTGGAAATGGTGATTGGTATCCTGGCGGTTGTATGTTTGGTAATAAGATGTATGATAATTTAAAATTTGGAAACCTACACGAAAAAGGGTTTTCAGAAATTCTAAATTCAGAGAGGTATTGGAGTATCATACGACAGATGAAAGATTATGATGTTAGAAATAGTCCTGCATGTAGGGGTGCTTGCAGATTAGACCCTGTGAATCAGTTTGTATATAAGTATTTAAATAAACCAAAAGGTATTAATTTTATATAATGTTAAATAAAGACCTAAGAAGAAGAATAATTGAGGAAGGATATAAAAGAAAACACGGACACTATGGTAGTAGTATGAGTTGTGTAGATGTTGTAAAATTTTTGTATGATAGAGTATTAACTGATGATGATATCTTCATAATGTCAAAAGGACATGGTGCGCCTGCTCTACATGCAGTCTTAGAATCAAAAGGAATAACTCCTCCGTGGACAATTCATAATGAATATGATGAAAAGAAAGGAATTAGTGCAACAACAGGAAGTTTAGGCCAAGGACTTTCAGTTGCATTAGGAAGAGCCTATGCAAAGCAACTGAAAGGAGATAAAGGAAAAGTGTATTGTTTAGTAGGTGATGGTGAATTGCAAGAAGGAATGGTTTGGGAATGTTTGAATATAGCAAGTAAATTTAATATTCATAATTTAATAACATTAGTGGATTATAATAAATATCAAGCGATATCTTCAGTTAAAGAAATAATGAATGAAGACCATAGAACTATAAAAAGGAAGTTAGAAGCATTTGGATGTTATGTAACACAATTGGATGGGCATAGCAATGAAAGTTTAGAAGAATTACTACAACTTCCAGCAGAAATGTTAAATGGAGTTATACTACATACACAAAAAGGAAAAGGAATTCCTGTTTTAGAAAAAAATCCATCGTTCCATGTATACTACTTTCACGAACACCCTGAAGATATGAAGGAGGCACTGGAGTATTTAAAATGATATTAGAAACAATTTTTTTGTGGATTGGAGGATTGTTATGTATGGGATTAGTTGTTGTAGGTTTAATGTGGGTTGTTTCTTGGATTTATAATCATACAATTTATCATTGGATAGAAGCAAAAAGTATTGTTTATGCTTTGTTTAGTAGAATACTTGAAAAGAAAAATAACACAAATTATAAACAATTACAATTGAAGGAAGGAACTGAATGGTATACGAGATTTAAAAATAAACGTTATTTATGGAAAGTAATTAAAGTAGAGGATATTAAAAAATGAGATATAGTTTTGGAGTTCAGTTAGCAGAAGAAATGAAGAGAGACCCAAAAATTCATCTACTTGTGGCTGACATAGGATTTGGAGTATTTGATACAATTAAGGAAAAATATCCTAATAGATTACATAATGCAGGAATAGCAGAACAAGCAGTAGTTGGAATGGCTTCTGGAATGGCTATGGAAGGGTTAATTCCTGTTGTATATACCATTACTCCTTTTTTATTAGAAAGGCCTTATGAATCAATTAAACTTAATGTAATGCAACAGAAACAAAATGTCAAACTTGTTTCATATGGTGATTATCCTGATTTAGGACCTACTCATATAACTTCAGATTTAGAGGGTTTATGTAAGTGTCTAAAAATTCCATTACTCAAACCTAACTCTGCTGAAGAAACTATTCAAATGACAAGAGATATGTTCAAACATAAATATCCTGTATTTATGTATTTATCAAAAGCAAAATGAAAGAACATATAAGTAAAGGTGATAAAGAGGCATTAAACAAAATTATACAAACATATAACATCAAATCTGTTTTTGAAATTGGAACTTGGGAAGGTGCAACTTCTTTATTTTTTTGGAACAATCCCATTGTAAAAAGAGTTAAAACAATTGACATTCATAAAGAGATGGGAATTGATTATATACATAATATCCACAAACTACAAAACAAGGAATTTTATGGCAAATACATAAAAAATACCGGTGTTGAATTTGAATTTTGCGATAGTATGAAATACAATCCTAAAGATGGAGAACAATATGATATGGTATTTATTGATGGAAATCATAATTATAATTATGTTAAAAATGACACTGAATTGGCATTTAAACTAAATCCAAAACTAATTGTTTGGCATGATTACAATTCAGAAGGAAATGAAGATGTTCTAATTTTTGTAACAGAATTACAAAAACAATTGAAAAAAATCAAAGTATGTGATAATAGTAATATAGCATTTTTGGAGGTGAGAACTAATGATAAAAATTCCTAAAGAATATAATTATGCAGAAGCATACTTTACTTTGAGATGTAATTTTAACTGTGATTATTGTATAAACGATAAGGATGGCATCAAGAGAAATAGGAATGAATTAACACCTAAACAATGGGCTGAAGGACTAAACAAAATTGATTTTGGTAATGTTAGTTTAACAATTGGTGGAGGAGAACCAACAATTAGAGGTAAGGATTTTTATGAATTGTTAGATTTAATAAAACCAGAAACAAAAATTGACTTACTTACAAATTTAAGTTTTGATGTAGATGAATTCATAAGGCGAGTAAAGCCATCAAGATTTACAACACCAACCAAACCTTTCTACCACCCTATAAGAGTGAGTTATCATGTAAATAATACTGACCAGGATACAACTATTGAAAAAGCCAAAAAATTACAAGAGAATGGATTTGGAATTGGAATCTTTGGTTTATCACATCCTTACTACATTAATAACAATATGGAAATGGCCTGGAAATGTAATAGAGCTGGTGTTCCTTTCTACACAAAAGATTTTTTAGGCGAGGTAGATGGAAGAATGTATGGATTTTTTAAATATCCAAAAGGATTAGATGGCATAGTTAAAAATGCGATTTGCAGAACAAGAGAATTATTAATTGGACCAGAAGGAAATATTTATAGGTGCCATAGAGATTTGTATCATGCTGAAAATCCTATTGGAAACATCACAAAAGATTTCACAATTGAGTATAGATTTAGAGGATGTAAGAATTATGGGTTATGTAATCCTTGTGATGTTAAACTTAAAACTAATAAATTTTTAAGGGAGGTAGAATGTCAAGTAGAGATAAAACAAACTATGCAATAACAGGAAACAAAGGTTTAATTGGAACATACTTGAAGGAAAGATTAGACAAAGAAGGATATAATTGTGTGTTACAAATAGATAAAAGAGAAGGTTTTGATATTATGGACTTAATGTTTAAAGATGTTCAACTAACTGAAATCCCTGATATATTTTTTCATTTTGCTGCACAGTGTAAGATTAATGAGGCAATAGCACATCCTATCCTCCCTCATAAGAACAATGTTGATGGGATACTTTCAGTTTTAGAGTTTTGTAGAAAACATCAGATACCAAGGATAGTAACTGCTTCATCATCAAGAGTTCTAAGTCCAGAACGAAACCCTTATGTAGCAAGTAAAATCTACTTAGAAGAATTGGTTAAAGCATACACTGATTGTTATAATATGCAACACATCATCATAAGACCTTCAACAGTTTATGGCCCTATGAAAGATGAAACTTCAAGATTAATGAGTAACTGGATAACATCTGCACTAAAAGGTGAAGATTTAAAGTTATATGGAGATAGAACAAAAACATTAGATTTCACTTATATAGATGATTTTATTGATGGAGTTATGTTAACTTTGAGAGGAAGATGGAACAGGACATATAACATAAGTGGTGGTGAAGAAGTAAATTTATGGTGGCTTGCACATAATATCATTGAACAAGCTAATAGTAGTAGTAAAGTTGTGGAACTGCCTGCTGAAAAAGCACAACCACAACATGTAAGAGTGAAAACATCAAGAATTAGAAAATTGGGATTTAAGCCAAAAGTAAGGATTGAAGATGGAGTCAAAAAGATGTTAGATTTTTATAGAACTCATCCAAAAGAATTGGAAGAATATGAAGATAAAGGAGCACAATTTTATGGAAGATAGAATAACAATACATATAGCAACAAAAGATAGACACACAGAATTAATGCTCTTACTTCAAAGTTTAAGAGAACAAACATTTCAAGATTTTGATATAATAATTTTAGATGATGCTTCTGGAACACCAATAACACAACCTTACTTCCTTTCAAATATGCTTAATCAACTAAAATTAGAGAATCATAGATTGAAACTATTAAGAAACAATCAAAGTTTTGGTTGTTGCTATGCCAGGAATCAGTTAATTGATGAAGATAGGTTTGGTAATTCCTTTGTTTTAAGATTAGATGATGATGTTATTTTAGAAAAAGAGTATATAAAGAAATTGTTAGATGTGATAGATAAAGGATATGATATGGCAAGTGGTGTAATTCCGAGTTTTGGATTACCACCAGTAAAAAGAAAAATTGAAGCAGTGGGGAGTATAATTAATGAACATAAATTTGATAAAGAAGGAAATTTAATTTTGAATAATGATGATTGTGGATTTTGTTACCTATCTGAAGCTATACTCCCAACCCACCAATTCCGTACAAATTGTTTATACAAATCTGAAATACAAAAAAAAGTAAGGTATCCTAATAATCTCACATCGGTTGCTTTTAGAGAGGAAGGATTTTTTAGCATTGGGGCAATTTTAGAAGGTTATAAAATTGGTGTTTGTACAACAGCAGTTGCTTGGCATTTGAAGTGCCCAAGTGGAGGTAATAGAAGAGTTGACTATAGTGAATGTGTTAAAATAGATGATGAAATTTTTAGAAAGTGGCTAAAGAAAAAATTTATAGAAAAAGGAGATTTTTTAACTAAATACAACAATGAAGTATTAAAATGAAACTTAATATAGTTGGCAGTCTTTTTGGAGTTACGGGCTATGATATTCATACTAGAAATCTTTTTAATGCCCTCTATCAAATAATGCCACAAATAAAATTGGATGTTCCAAGACCACAAGGTTGGGAGTTGTTATGTAATGATGCAGAGATAAATGCACTAACAAATAACTTTCCAATTGAAGATTGTATAACAATTGCTATTATGACTCCACCATTTTGGAAAATGGCTTTGGCAGACAATCCTAAACATTTCGTAGGGTTTTTAGTTTGGGAAGGAGATGTTTGCCCTACTTATTGGCTTGAATACCTTACCAATAATAAAGTAGATATGATATTTGTCCCTTCTGAACATACTAAACAAGCAATTCTAAACACTATAAAAAGATATGAAAAAGGAAAAAATGAGTTAGAACTAACAGAAAAACAATTAGAAAGAATAAGAGATAAAATTAGAATAGTTCCACATGGTGTTGATTTAAATTTATTCAAACCTAAAAATAAATCACATGATAAATTTACTTTTATTTGTAATAAAGGATGGCGTGGAGGGTTAGAAGATAGAGGTGGAGTAGGTTATGTTATTAAGGCATTTGCGGAAGAATTTAGGAAAGATGAGGATGTAGAATTAAACATAAAACTAAATCCTGCTTATATCAATCCTGACCAGATTAATGATGAAATCAAAAAACTCCAACTTCCTGAAGATAGACCGCAGATAAAAATTAATTGTGAAAACATCAATTATAAAGATATGTATAAGGTTTATGAAAATGGTGATTTATTTATTTGTGCAACAAGAGCAGAAGCATTTAACATTCCAGGATTAGAAGCAATGGCATGTGGACTACCTACACTACAAACAAACTATGGAGGACAATTAGATTATATGAATGAAGGTAATAGTTGGAAGATAGAAGTAGAAAAAATGGAAAAGGCAAAAGAAGTGGCATATGAGGAAGTTCAATGGGCTATTCCAAGTTTTGAAGACTTAAAAAGAAAAATGAGGTGGTGTTTTGAAAATAAAGAAAAAGTAAAAGAAAAAGGAAAACAAGCATCAAAAGATGTTCAAGAATGGACATGGCATTACAGCGCAAAAAAAGCATTAAACTATCTTAATCAACTGCCTTTCTAAGTCCATATCCTCCGAAAAACAAAGATAGTATTTGAACTATATTTGCTACTACTGTCTCACTATAAGTTATTTCAAATGTTTGTGCTAAAGCAATTAATGTGGCTAACCCAAATCCCCAAATTGTTTTGGATTGATACCAACTTTTTTTCATATGATTTTCCTCCTTTCAACAAAACATTTTATTAATATTACAAATAATAGATATTATATAAATTTATTGTTTTGAGAAAAAAAGAAAAAAAATAAAAAAAGAAAGTTTATTTGGAATTACTAAAATTTAAAATCTCTTGTTGTTTTTTCTACTGAAACCAAATTAAAGTCATCATATGTTTGAGTTTCAAAATCATATCCTTCTACTTCAGAATTCACTAAATAGTAAGCTGTTTCGGTGTTGTCTGGATAATCTACATCAACCCACTTAACCCTTATAAGTTGACTAACAGAATAATCTCCATCATCTCTTGCTTCTCTATTCGCAACTGTTGCTTTGTACTCACCTTGGTCTCTTGTGTAAATGTTGATAAAATATGTTTCATCTAAATCTAATAATTCCAAAAGGTCCTCAAATGTTTCATTATCACCAGTAACATTGTTAAGCGCTAATTGATTTGTAAATACTGTCTTTCCTATTTTCTTCTGGTCATTTTTACTCACATATGTTCCATAACAATCAACTTTATCACTTTCACATATCTTTGCTAAAATTTCGTCATAGTTTCCAACTTCTGGAATAACTATTTTTTCTGCAATCTCATCAGCTGTTGGGATTGTTGGTGTTACTGGTTTCATCCATGTGAAACTACCAACTAACATAGCAATTAGTCCAATTACTAAAACATATTGGACCCATTCATTCATCTTTGCTTGCATTTTATGAAAACCCCCTTTCAATTAATAAAGTTATAAATGATATTATACTATAACTAATATACCCACTAAAAAATGCAGAAAAGATTGCAATGTCTATATTATTTCCTGATTTCTTTAAAATCCATTTGGGATATTTGTATAAATATTCTTTGAATACTTTTGAGTATTCCATAATATAATTAAATATTTAAGGTTTATAAATCTTTTGATTTTGAAGAATCTTATTAAACTTGTAATTTATTCTGTTGTTTTTTGATTGTTATGCCAGTCCCCCTGTTTATAAAGCTGACTAAAATACCATAGCAATTAAATCCCCCCATATATCTTCTGTTCCTGCATCTGATGTAACTCTTACATAAAAAATATAAGTTCTTGAACTAGATATTTTCAATAACTTATTTACAGCATATCCTGCTTGCATATTATATGGTCCTTCAACAGTAAATCCTTCCAAAAATGTGCTACCCAGTCCTGGAGATGTTTGATACAATTGTCCTCCTACATCTTCTCCTGTAGTACCTATATCTCCTCCTCCAGTAACGCTCACAAATATTACATTTCCACTTGATGCATACACAACAACAGACCCTACATTCTGATAACTAGTGGGAACATTACTTAAATCCCAACTTGTACAATCACAATCCTTTATTCCTATACTGTCAGCATAAGTTTTATTTACAATATCAGTTCCAGCCGATGGAGATGAAGTAACTCGTCCTTTAGATACATAAATTTCAGTGTTAGTTCCACTTATCAAATCACCAAGTGAAACATTTCCATTAGACACCTTGAAATTAGATGAATTAAAACTCGCAATACCTTTATTTGTAGTAGAAGCATTCTCTCCTGATATTATAGAACCAGAAGTAATATCAATTCCTTCACCAGCAATTAGTGAACTAACTACCGCTCTTGGAAGGTTGGCAGGACAAACAGCTAAATCTGATGAAGAGTATGTTACCGCCTCTTCATTTAATGCAATTCTAACTATTCCTTTATTTGTGGTAGAAGCATTTTCACCTACAATAACACTTCCATTACTAATATCAATTCCCTCCCCACCATAAATTCCATTTCCAATACCTTTAACAAAAAGTTGGGAAGATGTACCACTAATCCAACTACCTGTCACTAAATTATCATCTGTTGAAATACTATTTAACCTATCAACAATAGGATTTATACCACTAGCACCCATTGCACTTCCAACTATAGGTCCGGCAGGAAACATCAATCCACTTTCATACCTACTAAACAATTGTGCCATACTAATTTATAATGGGATTATTTTTTAATTTTATAGTTTTAAATTATATAATTTAATAATACTTATGTGTTATTTGTATTTGTAATTCTCTTTCACCTTCAAATTCAATACTACCTATAACCTCTCTTTGAAATAAATTGCCACCTGCTGATGCATTAAATAATCCAAATTCTCTTAAAGTAGTACCACTTATTTCCGATGAGGAAAAATCTGCAGTCCATGTTACATTACTCCCAACACTCAAATCTCTTGTTGTAATAATATTTCTATCTGTTTCATTATCTAATGTTGTATCTGATGTACTAAAAGCAGTATCTCCATCACCAATAGCAATATGTGTAGGGACTGTTCCTGAATTTCCCATAATTACTGCTATGCTTTTAACACCATCTGTCGTTATTCCCATTAAAAATCTCCTCCTGATACATTTAGTTGTGAACCTGCATCTGAATAGGCTAATCTTGAATTTGTATCATCTAACCTACCATGTTTAGATGAGTGAAAGATGAAATTACTACCAACACTTTTAGTCCAAACTTCATAATGAGTTTGAACTCCTACACTTCCTGTCACAGTTTCTAATCTTGAAATTGTTCCTTCTAACTGACTTGTTTCAAAATTTTTTGTCCTTAATATCTGGTCCTTCATCACATCAACAAAATCTGCAATTTTTTTGTTAACTTTAATTACCAAAACATTATCACTCAAATTATTTGTTTTATTAAATTCATAATATGCACTTAAAATCGTATAAACTTGATTATTCACATTATGAAATGGTATATCAATAATACATGTATTTCCAGGTGTAACATCTACTATTCCTCTAATCTGTAATGTTCCAGATAGTTTCGGGTCTTTATGTTCATTCAAAAAAGTAGTAGCTCTACTATTAGCCAAAGGAAAATCTTTTATGTTTTTATCAGTTATAACTTTTGTTTTTGGTCCATAACTCCCAATACTTGCCACATCCTCTACATATTTAAGAATTGGAGTACTTCTATCATAATCTACAATAATACTACCTCCATTTGAAGGTATGTTATCACCTGCCGCTGTTCCTGAAACAAATATTATTTTCTTATCTGTAAAATCAACAACATACTTTAATCCTGATGTTGTTTCAGGAGAATTTAAACTTAAAATTCCTCCTTTTTCTTGAAGTACATCATCTACATAAACACTTGTGTTATGTGGTTTATCAGTTAATGTGAAAACACTTCCAGTACCATCAGCTATAAATTCATCCCTCGCTCCAGTCAAAATTCTGTCTCCATAGACCCAAACCTTATTAAAAATTTCATTATCATCTCTAACAAATTTTGCTTCAATTACATTCTTTTTACTAAATGGAATTAAAGATTGAATTTGTTGTGATGTTAAAGCAATATCATAAAATCTAAAGTCATCTAAACTTCCTTCAAAAAAGCTTCCACTTGTAGTATTATAGTATGAACCTATTGCAGTTAATCCTCCAATATCTTTTCCAGTATAAGATACTTTTGAGTAGGCAGTTCCATCTAAATAAGGAGTGCAGGTAGAATCTGAATTATCAAAGACTAATGCTATGTGATGCCATTTTCCATCATTTACATCACTTCTTGCTATTCCAGTATCCTTCCATGTGCCTGGTGCATCTAAGAATTCAATATTCCCACTTCCAGCATATCCTCTCCAAGCAATTACAAACCTCCCTGATTGAGTATCAAATAAATATTCTGCACTTGAGGGAGAATTAGTTGTTTTAATCCAAAAAGCAAAAGTATAGGATTTAGAGGTAGAGGTTAGACCTGTAATATCTATAGCATCATCTACTCCGTTGAATTCCAAGGCGGTATTTATCTTTCCTGAAACACTCATAGTATTGGTATTATTGACAGAAGTTCCATTTAGAAGTTCCATTTATATTTCCAGTAGAATCTATTACTGTTGTATCATCCGCATTATCATCAAATTTCCAATAGGCCTTTAATGATGATGGTAAACTGCCTTTTTCTACAAAATGAACATCTTTATCTGTATCAACATAAAAATAATAATTTGACAGTTTCGCTAATTCTACTAAACTATCAAATATAGGTTTATGAGCAAATGTTACCCTTTCCAAAGTTACTCCTGTATTAGTATCAACATTGTTTGTTGTTACAATATTTTCAACATTTTGTTCTACAATAATCTTTGCTATTTCACCTACATCTCTATTTTTGAAAACTGTCGGTTGTACTGATACATCTTGAAGAACTGCTCCATAATCCCTACCAAACAATCTAATTTCTTCTTTTTGTGACTTACCAACAAATTCAATGTTTTCTATAATCCCCCTAAAAATCTTTATTGTTGGTGGATTTGTATCAACTTCTGCATATATTTGTACATCATCATTTAAATTAAATGTGTTACTATACTTTCCATCAACATTATTAAATGTTATTTCAAAATTAGAAACTGCATTAAAATCACCTATATTTCTTTCTACATTTATGTTTTTAGCATCGGTATATTCAACACTTTCAATCACTAATTTCGTATAAACTACCATCTATCCTAAACTTATTTTTTTATTTAATTCTCTTTGGAATGCATTAATCATATCTTCTGGGTCAACTCCTTGGACTTTATCAATGTTGAAAATATATGTATTGCCCATACCACCACTTTTTGTTCCAATTAAAGTGTCATTAGGATTCATTTTTAAAAGCTGTCCATTAGGTCGTAGTATGAAATCATCAAGAACTCTTATTCCTGGTGCATCTGCATTTAGAACTATTACATCATCTTTCCAATTTAGAACTATTACATCATCATTTTTTGTAGTAGGCGTTGTTCTAGTTGTTGTACTTGAAACATGTACTCTTGAACTTGATGACCTACTTCTACTAGACCTTGATTTTTCAGGAGCATCATCAGCCAAACCAAATAAATCCAACACCCAATCAAATAAATCTTTAATCCAACCTACCAAATCCTCTACCCAACCTACAACAGTTTCTAATACACTTGCAAATCCTTTTAGAAAATCAGCAACAACTCTCAGAGCAGGCATTGCTACCTTTAATATAGAAGTCCCAATCTCTATGAAGTTAGTAGCAATTTTAAGTAATGGAGGAATTAAAGGAACTAATGCTTCAAGCAATTCAACAGTAACTTCAATTAAATCACCTATAAATGGAAGAATAGCATCAACAGCCTCTAATATAGCTTCACCAATAGCCAATGCTAAATCTGTAAGAGGAGGAATAAGTTTTTCAATAGTTGGCATTAATCTTGCTATAAACATATCTGCCAATCTGATAGCTATTTCAATAACCCCTGTTATTAGAGGAACTAAGGATTTAAGAATTCTTGCAAAAGATTCACCTAATACTGGAAGTAAAGGTTTGATTGAAGGAAGCAAGTCTTTCAATAATGTATCAGCCAATTTGGAAATAACAGGTAAAACTGCTGCACCTATTTCTCTCTTCATTAATGAAAGTGTATCCTTTAAATTAGAAAACTTACCTTCTACAGTTTCCGCCTGTTTAGCCATTAAATCTGCAAACCTTCCACCTTCTGTTGTTAAGTTAGTAAAAACATCCATAGTATCTTGAAATGTAACTTGTCCAGCTGATACCATTTCTTGAATTTCTGCTGTTGTTACACCAAACTTTTTGGCCAACTCTTCCATAACAGGAATACCTGCAACAGCAAAATCTCTTAGTTCCCTTCCAGTAAGTTTTCCTTGTGCTCTAACTTGTCCTAAATTTAAAATCAATCTTTGCAGGCCTTCTTCTCCTAATCCTAAACCTGCTGCTACATCACCAACCTTTTTTAAAGCAGGAATAACTTCCTCACTTTCAAAACCTACAGCCATTAATTGTCTTGCTCCTCTCTCAACTCCTTGTAATGTGAAAGGAGTAGTTCTTGCAAATTCTGCTAAATCCTCTAACATTTTTTGTGCTTTTTCACCACTTCCTAACATTGTGGTAAAAGCTATTTGTGTTTGTTCAAAATCAGCGGCTGCTTTCAAAGAAGAAACACCAACTGCTGTCATTGCTGTTCCTAATGCTACCACTCCACCTACTGCTGCGCCAGTAGCTAATTTTGAAAACTTACCTAAAGTTGTTTCTGCTCTTCCAAAAGTACTACTGAATTTATCAATTGCTTGAATAGTAATTGCTACCGTAGCTCCACCGGCAATACCACCTAAAATATTTCCTAATGCCATTATATTCTTTTTCTATTCATCCTCTTTAATTTTCTCTTCTTCATCTCTCTTTCCCTTACTTCCTTATTACTTTCCCTTATGAGTAAATTTATTTCAGCATAAGTAAGTTTTGGGATATCAAAAAAAGTGTAACCTTTTGAGTGAAGGAACCAAATAGTATCTATTTCACTAATTAAGTTTTTTTTTCTAAACTTTCAATAACTTTTGAAGTAATTGCTCCTTCTATTTCTTTTTGCGATTTTCCTGTAGAAACACTCATAATAGCCACTACTATTGCTCCTAAATAATTTGGTTTTAAATCCCTTACTTCTTCCTCTGTAAACTTAGGATTCACACAAAATTTTGTCACTATTTCTACATCTTGTTCTTTTGTAGTGTTACCATCAGCACCCAAACCAGCAAATAAATTTTGAATTTCACCTTTAACCATAGGTTTCACTACTATTTCTTCATCACTATTCAATAGTTCCAACTTTACTTTTACAGGGATAAGGTTTCCATCCTTATCTCTCTGTAAAATTGCTTGTCCCTTATCAAGTATCATCTTACTTATAAACCTCCTTTCAAATCACTACCAAGCGTTATAATCTACAATACTATCATGTGCTGTGGCACTTACATGCTGTGGTACAATAGTTATTGTTTGGTCATGCACACCTTCAACTGGTGATGGGGTTTCCATATCCACTAACTTACAACCACTCATAATTAAGAACAAACTTCCTGCAGTTCCTTTTACTTCTATCATAGAATTAAATGTTGAACCTGCCATAAAATAACTGTCATATAATGTTTTTGCATTATCATTATCCATCCTTAGTGTAGCAGTTAACTCATAGTCCCTATTTTGAGGAATAAATTCTACAGCTTGTCTACTTCCGTTTAAGTAATGTCCTGGTTCAAGATTGTTATTAATCCTAAAAGTCATTGTTACTGTGTTATCATATACTGTCCCTGATGGAATGTGAAGTGTTGCTTCATTAAATTTATATGGAGATGTTGTTGATGGTGTAACTGTTGTAACTGCTCCAGATGAAAATGTCAAATTCTGAGCAACATAACCTACTTCACAACTTACTAAATCATCTTGTGAAAAGGTTATAGTGTAACTATCAATCATACACCCATTTAAAGTTCTTATGAAATTACTTCCTGCTATTCCAGTATTTTTACTATCTTCTAGAGTAAAAGATGTAAGTGATTGATTGGGGATATTATAAATTGAATCATCACTATTTGTTTCACTAAATACATGACTTCCTGCAGTTGCAGTTTCTGATATACTACCAATAGCCATCCCTAAAAATTTCCAATCTTGAGGGTAATATGTAAATGTTCCTGTAAAATCTAAAGGTCCATCTGCAAATGTATCAACATTTCTATCGGTTGAACCTTGATACCTAACTTGAATAACATTTGTTGCTTCGTCTATTGTATGGTCTTGTACTAACCCAATCCATTGTCTAGTTCCTGAAGTTGATGCATAAGTCCCACTTTCATAAATAAAAGCTAATTGATTTTGGTCTGAAAAATACTTACTCATCTCAATCTACCTCCTTTCAATTACATATGAATAAATATGTTACCTCCATTACTTTACTTTTAACATTAGATTCTGAAACATTAACCACAGAACTAAGGTTAAAATCAAATAAATTTGCTCCTGCAATATTATCACCTGTGATTTGATTGTCTCTCAAATAATTATGAACTTCATCAAACAATTCATCTCTTTCCTTCACATTCCTTGCCCAAATTCTTATTTCAATTGTTAATCTTAACAATGTTCCTTCACTTCCCATTCCTAATTTCCCTTCTTGTATTGTTCCACTATCAGTAACAGTTATTATAGGATATTTAACTGGTCTTTCGGGATATGAGGTTAAAACAAATCTTTCACCACTACCTCTACTAGCAGAGATAGGGTCTACAATATTAGAGTTAAGTTTATCCCTTATGAAATTTACAGTATCCGCTACAAATGTAGATGACTCAACAGATGTTATGACCATTATTATTCCTCGCTTGGATTATTTGGACTTACTCGCTTGTAAGTCTATTAATTTAAAATAAGAAAAATTTATAAATAATTAGATTTAAATTATATAGTTTGTTTTATTTCTGTTTACTCTTTTTCAATCTTTTCTTTCTCCAATCATTATGACACTTTGGACAAACTTTTGGGTCTTTTTTCTTTAGTTGAGTAAACCATTCCCAACCACAAAATTTACATTTATATTTTTTTCTCATATTAATTCCTTAGTCATATAAGGTTTTTTTGTTTATTTGTTTTTACTCTCAATCTACATTCCAATTATCTACTTCTATACTCTCTACATCACAAAATTCTGCTCCACCTTCTTCTAATCCTGTTTTTGTGTCATCCATGAATTCTTGTAGCAAAAAATCTTTCACTTTCCTTACATCTTCTTCATTACCTTTTGCTTTCACTTCAAAACTCACTTTATATGTTTTTTCCATTTTTTTATTCATTTTATTTATAATTTATAAAATATAAGAATATTTAAATACTTTATTATAATTTAATATATATGTTAAAGCATAGATGCTTCTCTCTTAATTTGAGGATTTTAAAGGATTATTTTCAAATCCAAAAATCCTCATTTTCTTATAGTTTCTCAATCTTTTTCTTTATAAACTCTTTTACTTTATTTCTATTTCTTTCTGCGCTATTCCTAAAATGCTTCCTTGGTAAAAGTTTAGAAGTTCCATACTCCAAGAATTTGGCATAACTTACATTGGTTTTAATAAGAGCAGTTAGAGGAGCAGGAAATATTGAAGAGATAGAATTCATAAATCTGCCAGTATCTACACTTCTTGGTTCCGCTCTATGACCTGCAATACTTTCAACAACTTCTCCTTCCATAAATAAACCAGCTTGTTTTACTGCATTTTGAGCCGCTTCTAATTTCTCTTTACTTGCTTTTTTCAAAAACGCTTGCACATTAGATATTCCTTCAATCTTAATACTCACTCCATTCATCTTGTATCACTCTCCTATGAAACTTCCATTAGTTAGATATCTTACATATATTTTTTTGTAAATAGGACTCCCATTTACATTCCAATATGTAACACCATCTATTATTTCATATTGCCTTGTAGGTGGGCTTCCTGTTGTTCCAATTTTTATAGGACCTAAACCTGAAGTTTGAATGTCACCATTAACATAAATTTTCTTATCATCTAATGTTATTTTTCCTTGTTCCAATAATACACTATCATAACTTCCTCTTGTAGTATCTATTGGTAAAATAACACCAGAACACCATAAATCATTACCTGATTGAGTTAAAGTGATATCATCATCATAATAACTTCCAGCTCCATAACTTACATTATAATACTTAAATCTTATTTGTTCACCATATGAAAGAATTTGATTAACTTCTGCTCGTAGTTCGTTTACTAATGACATTTTTTGCCTCCACTTTCCCTTCTTTTTTAGGAGTAATCAATTCATAATCCCCAGAATCTATAAGATGTTTTACATCTTTTTCCTCTACATCTACTATCATTCCATATGGTTGATGTTTTCCAATATATCTCAATTCCATTATCCTACTGCTTTATAATGGCTTATGCTCTGCCCCATGTAATTTAATTTCATTAAAGCATCTTCTCTCAACTTGTCTGATGTAGAAAGAGATGAGGATTGCCCTCCTTTACTAACACTTAAATCTCCTAATTTGAAACTACTAACATCAACACCTTGCATTTCCATCATCCTTAAGATAGATGATGCAGATAAACTAATTATAGCAGGTTGATATACATCACTAACAGAAGTTCCAATATTTAGTCCAGTAAAATTTTCAGCAAAATTAATTTCTTGTTTTATCATATTGTGTAGTGTAGCCCCACTTAAGTAAGACGGAACATTTTCTATCATGTTCAATAATACACTTCCAATTTCTTCTACACTTAAATTACTCATCTTCTTTCCCTATATAATTTACCTAATTCTGAAGTTTTGAGTATCTTGTTGTAAATTCTAAAATTGCCAATATACCCATCAAAAAATCCAAGAGTTTCTGAAAATCTTGCACCAATAGTAGTCTCTCCTCCAATAGTTTTATTTGCGGGTGCATCCAAAAGAGATGAGCACTGTTTGTCTATGAATACTTGTGTTTTTCCTTCTTTGTAAATTGTAACAGCTCCAAAATGCCATATATTATCAATGATGGTTAAGTCTAATTCATAATAATCTGTGCCGTCAAAATATTTTAATTTTTTTGCATTAATCAATATTAAAATTCTTCCACTCTCAATATCAATAAAATATCCTCCGTCTGTCGGTGATTTAAACCAGAATGTAAAGGTGAAATCCCCGCTAACTTGAGTATAAGAATCAATTACAATGTAACTTGAAGAGCCATTAAAAGAACAAACATCTTTCATATTGTAACTAATGCCTGCTCCTCCAGAAATATCATTAGCAGTTCCGTTATTGAAACTTGCATAATCTATTATTTCTGTTGTTCCTGACACTCTTAAATCATTTAGTTTCCAATGTCTAATTAACCTTCTATCTATATCTCTTGCCTTTCGCTGATAAAAAACCATTTACACACCTCTACCAGTTATTATTGCCGAAACATTAAATGTTCCTACATTAGAACCTATTGCTGATACCCTCATATAAGGAAAGTGTGCATCATAGCTAAAAATATCTGTTTGGACTGATGTTCCAGATTCATATCTCTTACTATCAACTACCCACCAATAACTATTATTTGGACTTGCTTCAATATTGACATATAATTGTGAACCCGCTCCTGTTCCACTTCCATTTGTTAATGCTGAAACAAACACAGTTTTCCTTGTTAATCTTGATGTATCATATGAACTTCCATTTGTAGTTGTTTTGGCATTACTTAAACTCATTCCACTAAATATATCTGCTATAACCATTTTACCTTATATTTATGCTACAGAACCAAGAGTAAGCCATGAACTACCACCTAAGAACATGTAAAACTTTCCGTTTGTACCATCCCAAGCTATACCAGATACTGGTGTTGAAGTTACAATTCCATCTGGATTGCCCACAACATTAGTAACTTTTCCAATATCTAAACCACTTGCGCCTAAACCTCTAGCCAAACCTTGAACTGTTCCTTGCACTGTACTTCCGGTTGTTGATACACTCATATTTTTCTTCCTCCTTTCACCATTTTTGTTTATTTAGTTTAAACTATCTTTTTTTAATTAAAAAATAAAAAAAATAAAAAACAATCTTTTTCTTTACGAAGTAGTAATCTTCGCAATTGCATCTGCTCTTAGGTGTCTAACCTTTATCCTTTGAGTAATGTTTGCTGCACTCATATCATATACAGGCATTTCAAAGTTTGCTACAGTAACTGGTCTTTTTTCCGCTATCATATAAGCGTGCATTTTATCAGTTACATAAGCGTATTTACTGTAAGTAGTTGATGGAGCCGCATTAGTAGAGAATTTTATAACATTCAATCCATAGATTGTTCCTAAAAATCCTCTTTCTAACATGTCTCTATTTCCAACTTTATTTGCCTCTACAAAAGTATCAATATTTCTTAAATCATTTAATACTTCCATACCAACAAATAATGTTGTAGGAGTATAGTCAGCGTCATCTAAATACTGCATAGCTCTGGTAATATTTGCAATTGTAATTGCTGCACCACCTGTAACAGTGTTACTAGCATTATCAAGAGCATCGGACAAAATCAATCTTGTCTCATTCTCTGCAAATCTCTTACCCGCTATCCTAATATTGTGTTGAAGTAAATTCCATTTACTGTCTTCCATCATCTCTCTAGTAATTCTGATTCCAAGTCCATATTTCACAGGTTTCATATTAACAGATGTGTAAGATGTTTGGTCAATTGGACTTTCAGCCCCTTCACCAACAACCCTAACTTTCATCTGGTTAACTGTTACCAAATCTACATCAATACTACTACCTGGAATTTGATTAGGACCAAAGTATAAAGCCGCTTCACTTCTTGGGATTAGGTTTTTATCAACTTCCTCAATCAAGGTATCATAAATTTTCCTTGGAATTAGAAGTTGACCTTCTGTCCCTAAGTCAGTTTGCAATAATTCTTTTATGTATTTCATATCATTTACCATCTTATCCTTGTATATCAACAACAACGAAATCACTGTCACTACCTGTTGTCAATGCTCTACCAATTTTATTGATTGCAGGTGAATAACCTAATGCATGAGAGCCACAAAATATAACTTCATCATCATTATTACAACCGACATGATGACCGGCCAAAACATTTGTGCCACTTACCTCTAAAAGGAATAATCCTCTTGTCGCAACTGATAATGGAGCACCTGATGAAGCATCATGTAATGCTATACCTACAAAATTTCCACTTCCTGTTGTATGGAAGAATTCAATATCTGTAGTCGCAAAACTATCTGCACCTGAACTAACAACACCTGCAGCTCCTGATGCACCAACTAGTTGTCCACCACTAATCACTTCCTTTGCATATCCTGTAATAATCCTTGGAGTGCCACCATCAGCAAGGTTGACATATCCATAAGGATTTACTGCCATTGAATCTTTTTCCTCCTTTCAATTTTTTTTGAATTTAGTTAAGTATAAATAAAACAAAAAATCTATCTTATTAATCTCTTGAAGTTGTTTGATTTCTCATAATCTCTCCATATTTGAAAACCTCTACCTGTATCTGCTTTCTCTATAACTAAGTCTTGGTCAATTTCTGATACTTCTTCTGTGGTTTCTGTTGATACTTCACCTTTTGTTTCATCTGTTGTTTCTTCCTTTGGCTTCTCCTCTTCCGCAGATTCTTCTTTTGGTTCATCTGCTGGAGGGGTAGTCTCTTCACTTTCATTCACTTTCTTTGCTAAATTGTCAACTTTTTCAGTTAATGCTTTAATACTATTTGTAATCTCACTCATATCAACTTTTACTTCTGTCTTATGAACTTTCTCTTCAGTTACTTCTTCCTTTGGTTCTTCAACTTCTTGTTCTTTTTGTTCTTCTTGTTCTTTCTCCTCTTCAGCCATTTTTTTAACCTCCTTGATTTATTTAGTTAAACAAGTTTAATTATAACCTCCTCTTTTTCTACAACTATCTTTTTTGCACTCTCAGTTGATTTCTTAAAATTATCTGAATTAATACCAAATTTTTTAGCCGCTGAAATTATTTTCCTTTTTGCTTTTGCTCTCTCCTCAGGAGACTTAAATTTAGTTTGGTTAAATCTTGCCATGGCATTCCTTACATGAGCCGCATCAAAAATAGGCAAAGCACTTGAACTTGGCGGGTCTCTTGGTGCCGCATAAAACTGTGAAGGAGTCATCCCTCTCCTTTTTCTCTCAGCTTCCATTCCAGTTATCTGTGCCTCATCTACCCTCTCCATATTGTTTTTATCCTCTTCATCTTCTTCCATCTCTTTTTCCCCAGAAGAATCATCAATACTACTTTCTATCATCTCTTTTATTTGATATGAATTATCCATAGCAGAAGCCAAAGTGGCTCCTGGGTCACCTGGAACAGCAACAAAACTAATTTCTAATCCTTCAATCCCAACTGCTGTCATTACTCCTTCATCTTTGTTCTCTACTAAATCTTGTACTCTTGCTCCTATACTAACATCTGTTATCCTACCATCATTAATTCTTTCTTGTATTGCCTTATCCATAATCTGTGCTTCAAATTCAATTCTTTTTTCAGTAGGATTGTAAAATGCATCTCTAACAACACCAACAATATTCATTGCTTCGTTTTTATGGTCTAAAAGAACTTTCTTTCCTTTAAATGTAGGAGCCGCTTTTTCTAATTCTTTTGCTATATACTTTACACCATTTCTTGTTGTAGTTTCATTAATAGCCACTCCCTTAATTAAAAAATCATCTCCTAAATTTACTGCTTCATCAATAGGTACATAATACTCTAAAATTCTCCAATCCTTAACCATTTCTCTTGGTGCTCTACCTCCATGTAGTTTTTTCCATTGTGCCGTAGCAACAGCATAAGCATCACTTTTTGTAAAAGGTTTGCCAGTACGAGGATTAGTTTTACCTTTCATACTTGCCCATATTTTGGACACCATATCATCAAATTTTTTTGGCATACTCCTTTATCTAATAAAAAAAATCTTATTTAAAAAAATATAGAATTAAATTATATAAATCCACTTTTCTACTCTTTCTTATTTTCCTTCAATTTCTCTTGATTCCTTCTCATTAACTCGGATTTAATTGCCATTAAATCATTTTGCAACAAGTTCAATTTTTCCATAATGTCAAATCCAAGAGCCTTCAATTCTTTTTCTGTCAATTCTGTTATATTTGTCATTTTATGTGTTTGGCATTATCTTTTGGAATTTTTATCTTTGCCATCTTTATCCTCCAATTTAGTTGTTAAGTTTCTCAAATTAAAAGCCCTTGTAGTATAACAAATCTTGCAGTTATATAAATCAAATCTTCTCCCGTTTAGTTCTTGTGTTCCTAAATATTCAAATGGGGTTCTTTCCCTGCAAGTGAAGCAATATCTTTTTATCCAGCCTATCATATTAATTCAAGCAATTTGAATGCAATAAAAACAATCGCA